TCAGGCCGCTCGGGGCGCGGCTGCGGGACGGGCCGTGAGCGCCGCGGCGGTAGCTCCGTGGGTATCGGCATGGTCCCGCAGTAGATGGCTGTAGGTGCGGCGCAGCTCCTCGACGGAGTCGCCGACCCACGCGGCCACGGTGTGCTCGGGGATCCCGTTCTGCAGGCAGGTGGAGATGAACGTGTGCCGGAGGTCGTGAAAGGTCGGCAGGTCCCCGTTCTCGTCCTTGATGCCGAGCTTGGTCAGTGTGGGCTTCCACACACTCTCGTTGAAGTGGTGCCGGCAGATGAGGTTGTTGCGGCGGGCCCGAAAGTGGGGGAGTACCAGTCCGCGCTTGCAGTCGGCGATGGTCTTCTTGTGCTCCCACAACACGTTCGGCTCAGGCTGCAGGGGGAATCGCTCGGCGTGCTCGCCCAAGGCGTCCAGCAGATGCTGGGGTGTCGGCACGGTCTTGGTGTTGAGGCGGGGACTGGTCTTCAGCCGATCGACGATCGTGGGCCGATACCTCAGCTCCTTGATCTTCAGGACCTGGCGGTGGACGGTGAGCAGCTTCTTCTTGCTGTCGATGGCGTCGTCGCAGACGGCGAATGCCTCTGCTTGCCGGACGCCGCAGGAATACCCGAGCATCGGAAGGGGCCTGTAGAGCGCCGGGAAGGCGTCGTAGATCGCCCAGCACTCGTCGGGGCTGAAGACGTAGAAGGTCGTGTCGCCTACGTAGGGCCCGTCGACGCCATAGGTGGGGTTGCTGGGGATCTGGCCGTTCAGATGAGCATCCTTGATGATCATCTTGAATACCTTCCAGTGCCCGTCGCCGGTCGAGTTGGCGAGTTGCTCGTTCGCCTCCATCTCCAGGACCCATGATTCGACCTGGGCCTTCTTGATGGTTCGTAGGCGTTGTGAGCCCCAGCGCGGGTTGAGATGTAGGCGAACAGCCGATTCGTATCTCTGGACGCTGGTCTCTTTCGCGCGGCGGCGGGTGAGCCAATCCTCTGCCCACTGTCGGAAGGTGAGGTTCTTCTCGACGGGGTCGGGCCCGGAGCCCGGGCTCATGCCGTCGAGGATTGCTTGGGCTTGGGCCTGAGTGAGGCCGATCGACTCTGGGATCGTCGCCCGCGTGCGGTTTCCGGTATCGGTGGTGCGGTTGTACGACCAGCTGTGGTGACAGCCAGACTTCTTGGGCCTGTTCTGGTCGGGGCAGTCGCATCGCTTGTAGACGGTGGGCTTGCGGGCCACGGACGCCTCTCACGCTCGATGGGTTCGGGTCTCCCTGGCCAGGGACAGGGACTGTACGTACGAGCTGCCGTGACCGGTCAAGCCGTCGGATGTGCCGCGGTGGCGCTTGGGGCAGGCCCCGGTAAGGCCGGGAAAACTCGTCGCAGGGAAAGCGGAATTCACTCCGTGCGGGCGTCGATCCACGCCTCGAAATCGCGCTCTCGGACCCGCAAGATGCGGTCGCTTACGCGCACTACCGGGATTTCCCAGCTTCGGTAGTTTTCGAGGAGCGTGCGCTTAGTGAGTTCCATCCGCTCGGCGATCGTCTCGAAGCTCAGGAGCACATTGGAGCCACCGCGAGGCATAGTCGTCGTCCCTGTCCACTCGTTGAGGTCCCCCGGCGGACTAATACGGCCGGACGGAGCCGGATACGTACGGTCCGGCACTGGTTAGTACGGGCCTCGACAAGATCTGTTACACCTTTGGCCGCGGCCTGAGTGATCGTCCTGTGGATCGCAGCGATCAGGCGGCCGGCCAGGCGAGGGCTGTGAGCGAGCAGTGCTACGTGGCGCGCGCGGGGCGGCGGGGGGCCGGGTAGATGCGCATGACCTGTTGCTCGGATCCGGTCAGGCGGGTGCGGAGCACGCCTCGGCGGCGGCCCGCACGGACGATCCCCAGGATCGCTTGGTGATCGATCCGGGCGCTTTGGGCGGCGGCCTGGACGGTGACCCACTGGTTCAAGGGGAGCTGCATGAGGGTGCGGTCGGTGGCACTTGCTCGCGGTGACATGCCTGGAGGGTCCTTTGTGGTCGTGCCGGGTCGCTCTCCCGGCGTGCGGCGACGATATAGCACAGGACGCGTCACCGGTATCGCTAGCCCGTTCGATCAAGTCGGCAAATCGCCGGTTATGCTGCCTCGACGTCGCGACGGAATCTGGCCGTCCAGTGGGGAGTTGGGGTGTGCCGACCCGTCGGCGGCGTTCTGGGGATCTGCATGAATCCGGCCTATGGGGGGTTACTACGCCGTGTCAGACGTTCTGGATGTTCTGGCCGCACGTGCGGCAGCAGGGGGCGCGGATGGGGCGGATGCCATCGCAGCGCTGTACGACGAGCTCAACGACAAGGTGTCCAACTGGATCCGCTTCTACGTTCGGGACGTGCATGTCGCGGAGGATCTGTGCCAAGAGGTCTGGCTGAAGGTCGCACGCAACATTGGGAAGTACCGTCCTGGCACCAGTTTCCACGCTTGGCTGCGCACGATCACGAAGAACCGTGCACTGGACTACCTGCGATCGATGCAGGCTCGCCCATCCGAAGTCCTCTACGCGGATCACCTCGAACTGGACCGTCCGCGCGTCGGACGGGGTCCGGAGGAGTACGCAGAGATGCGGGCCTTGGCTGAAGCTGTTGCGACCCGACTGAATAAGCTGCGCCCCGAGCAGAGGCAAGTCCTGATCCTGCGCTTCTTCGACGGGGAAACTCCCGCGCGTACAGCTGAGATTATGGGGAAAACGGACGGCGCGGTGCGTACCTTGACCTTGAGGGCGCTGCGCAAGCTGGCAACGGTCATGCCCTCGGGGGAGTCCTCTGCTCAGCTCGTCGAGAGTCTGCTGACGGTTGCCGTGAGCAGAGGCAAAGTTTTGGGAACGCGTGTTCGAACTGGAGAGGCTACGGCGCATGTCGCGACGCGATGAGAGCGAGCGCCTGGAGCGCGCACTGGACGGCGGGCCGACGCCCCATGATGAGGAAACTCGTTCCATGGTGGCTGCCGCTGGGGCCCTGAGTCCTGGCAATCGGCGGAGTCCTTCTCGGGTACGAGCCACCCGTGAGGCCATGCTCCGCGAGTACATGCGAGGCCAAAACCCGCAGGAAGCCCGTGAGGATGCCGGTACCGGCGATGGCCTGGACGAGGTCGAGATCCACCGCGAGGAAGTGGAACTTCCTGGCGGCGGGCAGGCGATCTTGACGGACATTGAGAGCATCACGCCTGAACGTGCCGAGAAGACCGCTGCCTACTATGCGCGGATTCTTCAGGACAGTGAGCAGAGGGACCGGCAGAGTTGAGCGGCGCGATACCTGGCGGCCGGTTTGACGGGGGGACGCTGTGACTTCCGCATTGCCGCCGATCAAGATTCATGTGGTGGATCCGGCCGAGACCGCTGATGACGTGCCCTTGGCGGATGTGGGCTTGGTCAACATGAACGGTGAACGACACCTGTTCCTGACTCTGCAACCGTTCGAGTCTGCTGTTCGGCAAGTCAGCACCGTGATGCCTGAGCTGCCTTTGGAGCAGGTAGAGCGTCTGGTGCGCGAGCATTGCGCCGAGCTGGGGGACTTCGACGACCTTCTCGGACTCGCCGAGCCGACTCGTCCCACCGCTCCTGTGCAGCCGCCGGCGCTGGTCCCGGCTGCCGCGATGCGACCTCGGCGGGGCAAGAAGTGGGCCATCGCCGCGGCGCTGGTTCCCGCCCTTGCAGGGAGCTGGGCACTGGGCCACTTCACCAACATCAGCACGAACGCGGCGACGATGGCCAGCGCCCCGGACTCAGCGACGAGCGAGGTCAGTAACAAGAACAGCGTCAGCGGCCCGAAACCGTTCACCGCGCACGACTTCCTGGACTTCTCCAAGGCCGGACAGATCGACTGCACGGCGAGCGGACGGCTGGAAGCCGAGTGCACGGACGCTGACGGGATGGTGATGTCGACCAAGGCGGCGATCGGCCCCGACAGCACCATCTTCACGTTCTCCTACGGGGCTGAGCGCCTCGGCCTGCGCATCTTCCAGGACCGGGACTACGCCGAGACGTGGGCCCGCCAGGACGGCTCGCAGGCGTCCTACAACCACCTCACCCAGTTGGGTCGCTACGTGCTCTGGGGCACCGACAAGGACCGGCTGGACGAGTACGCCACCCTGCTCAAGGAATCGGCCAACCCCGCGGCCACACACGTGATGGGTGGCGCGCAGCCCCTGCCGCCCCGGCTGGCTGCCCTGACACTGGGCACGCTCGGCGTCGACGAGCACGAGCTGAACACCATGCTCGCGACGTCGCTGACCGTCCCGGTGCCGGCGTCGTACGACGACGAGCCAGTCCTCCTGGCAGTACGCGCCGTGCTCGGCCTCGACGAGACCGTGACACCGTCGGCCGCGGGGAGCAGCGACGACATCGTCGCTCTTGCGGCGGGCCTGAACACGGATGAGCCTGCGGGATCGACGAACGTGGTGGTGACGGTCACCGCGCCGGACGTGAACACCACGCCGGCTCCGCCCACGACCGCGACGACGTCCACGGGTGCGAGCACCCCTTCGCCGACCCCGTCGACGAGCGGGGCGAGCACGCCGACGCCCGCGGCCGACGAGTCGGACACGTCGACGACGGACAAGCCGGTCGTCGACGAGCCGGACCCCACCACCCCGGAGCCGGACGAGCCGGTCGTCGACAAGCCCGGGCCGGACGGGGCCGCCCCCTCCGATCCCTCCGTCGATGCGCCGGGCCCGGACGAACCTTCCGTCGACGAACCTGCCGATCCGAGCCCAACGGAGCCCCCGGCCGCGGAGAACCCAGCGCCGACGGACCCCGTCGACGAGGGCCAGGAGACGCAGCCGCCCGTCGAAGTCCCGAGCCAGGAGACCCCGGCCACGGACCCCGCGCCCACCGACCCGGCGAGCAGCACAGCGGACGGCGAGGAATCGGATCTCCTGATCGTGCCCAACTCGTGGATGGCGCCCGCAGCCTGACGACACGACGAAGCGCCCCCTACGGACACTTGTGGTTCGTACGGGGCGCTTCGTCGTGGAGGGGCTAGAACGGCGGCTCCTGCGCCCACGGGTCGCCCGCGGGCGCCTGGCCTTGGGCGGGCCGTGAGAACCCCGCGCCGGAGGACTTGGTGACCTTCGCGGTCGCGTTCTTAAGGCTGGCGCCGACCTCCTCGACGTCCAGCTCGTACACGGTGCGCTTGACGCCCTCCCGGTCCTCGTACGACCGCTGCTTGAGGCGGCCCTGCACGATGACGCGCATGCCGCGCTGCAGGGACTCGGCGGCGTTCTCTGCGGCCTGACGCCACACGGCGCAGGTCAGGAACAGGCTCTCGCCGTCCTTCCACTCGTTGGTCTGCCGGTCGAAGGTGCGCGGGGTTGAGGCGACGCGGAACTTGGCGACCGCGGCGCCGGAGGGGGTGAAGCGGAGTTCGGGGTCGTCGACCAGGTTGCCGACGACGGTGATGACGGTCTCGCCTGCCACAGCGGGCCTTTCGGGGAGGGATCGGCCCGCGGCGGCGGGCCGGACGGACGGTCAGGAGAACAGGATCTTCCAGGTCAGCGGGCCGGGGATGCCGTCCGGGTCGCCCTTGAGCTGGGCCTGGGAGAGCTGGAAGGCGCGCACGTTGTCGTGGTCGGCGTCCGTCCACTTGGGGCCCGGGCCGGTCTTGTAGTGCTTGCCGTAGCCCTTCTTCACGAGCTGCTTGCCCAGGGCGGTGATGTGCGCGTTGTTCTTGCCCGGGCCGAAGAACGAGGCGCCGGGGAACGGCGGCTTCGGCTTCGGTGCCGGCGTGGTCGGCTTGGGCGTGCTGGGCTTCGGCTCGGTGGGAGTGTCGAGGTCGCCGGTGGCCCACGCCTTGAGAGCCGCCTTGTCCTTGAAGTTGGCGACGTTCACGTCGGTGCCCTGGATGCCGTACTGGTGGAACAGCCACTGCGCCGTCACGCGCGGCTTCCCGGCCGGGGCGCTCGGGTCCGCGATCCAAAGGCCGTCGCCCACGTACGACGTCTTGTCGATGCCCTTCCACGACGAGAGGTTGCAGTACAGGACCACCTTGTGGTCCGGCCGCAGCTTCTTGACGGCCTTGATGAACGCGTCCTTCTCGGCGTTCGACGGGTGCTTGCCGGTGCTCGGATCGGTCTCCCAGTCGCAGGCCAGGATGTCGCCCGCCTTGCTGGCGCAGCGCTCCACGAAGTACTCCGCCTGCGCCTGGACGTTGCCCGCCACCTGGAAGTGGTAGAAGCCGACGACGGCGCCGGCGTCACGCGCCCGCTTCGCCTGCGCGGCCATCTTCGGGTTGACGTAGTTGGTCGACTGGGTCGCCTTCACGAAGACGAACGACAGGCCCGCGGTGGAGTAGCTGGAGCTCTGATAGGAGCTGACGTCGATGCCCTTGACGGTCATGGTGGTGATGCCTCCTCGGTTGGGGAGGCATCACCGTGCAGGGGAGGGGTGCTTAGCGTCGCGCCGTGGCTCAGGTTCCGTCGGCCGGTCCGAGGGGTCAGTCGATGACTTCGGCGTCCACGACGCTGCCGTCCTCCAGCTCGGGAGGGTCGGGATACTGCACAGCGAACAACGACTCGTTGAGGCGCGCAGCGAGCGCGTCCAGGTCGACGTGTTCCTCGCGGGGCGTGTCCGCGGTGCGCATGCCGGTGATCTCGATGGCGAGCGCAGCGTCCTTGCCGTAGTGGTGGCGGTGCTGCCGCTCCAGGTACCAGGCGTCCGCGCGCCAGTCCGGCGCGGTGCGGTCCTCGGTGACCTCCTCGACGATCTGCCCGGTCTCCGGGTCGCGGAACTTGCGGGTGGTGACTTTGGTGACGATCCCGCCGTCGGCGACCCTGCGGATGTTCGCCATGGCGCGGGTGGCGGCCATCGCGCGGGCGGTACGGACGCGCTCGAACAGGGCGACGTACGGGTCCTCTTCGGGGTCGGGGTCGGCGCCTTCCTCGCGGGCCTCGATCTCCGCGCGGCCGCGCGCCATCCACCGTCGGTAGGTGGCGCTCGAGATACCCGCCGCCTCGGCGGCGAGCTCCACGGCGACACCGGTACGGGATGCAGCGATGATGCGGGCCTCGACGTCCTCGGACAGCAGAGAAGGGCGGCCCGCGGCGGGCCTGCGCTCCTTGCGACGTGACACTGGAAGGCTCCTTAGCGTCCGGGCGTGAACGCGTGCCCGCAGTCAGGGCAGGTGATCAGTCGTGCGCGGCCCTCGTCGTCGGCGCTGAGCCCGCCGTCGTCCAGGCCGCCGTCACCGCCGTCGTCGGGCAGGTGCAGCACGGGGGCCTGGTCCTCGTTGATGGCGCCGGGCAGCGTCTCCGGGTCGACCTGGCGCAGCAGGTCCTCCAGCTTCTCGTCGGGGATCGCGAGGGAGTCGTACAGGGCGGCATCTTCGGTGACGATGTCTTCGAGGTACGCGGCCAGGGAGCGCGGCCGCCAACCACCGTCGGCCCCAATCAAGTTGAGCTTGATGTTCAGGGCCTTCGCCTCGACGTCGCTGCGCGAGGCCCACCCGCGCTGCACGGGCACGAGCCATCCGCCGTCGTGGTCCAGGAGGAGACCGGCGGGGAGCTGCTCGCCGCGGGCCTGCATCTCGATCAGGGCCTCGCGGCGGCCGTGCCCGCCCAGGATGGTGCCGGTGCGCTCGTCGGCGATGGGCTGGTCCACGAAGCCGTGCGTGCGGATGCTCTCGATGATTCGCTCGACCTCGTGCTTCTTCGGATTGCCCAGGGCGGGGTTGAGGTCGGTGAGCGGCACGTAGGTGGTGTAGCGGGGCGCGTGCACGGTCTCGGTCACGGTGGTCCTTCCGGCGGCAAAGGGAGTGCCGGCGGCGGGCGTTGCCTGCGAGCCCGCGGACTTCAACCGCGGCGCCCCGCCTCGCAAGCGGGACATGCCGTCATGGCCGGGCCGCGCCCACCACCGGGCCGGTGCTCGTCCTCGTTCCGGATGGGACGCGCCCCGGGGCCCTGCCCGTACGGCGACGTCACCGAGCGAACAGGGCCACGCGGAACGTAGGGGCCGCCAGGTGTTTGTGTCGCACGGTTCTTCCGTGCGCGGCCGCAGAAGACGCCAGTTGGGTTGCCCCTCGACGCACGCCGTGACGTGTGCTGTACTATTCGGCAACGGCTGGGAGAGCGACCCAGCTACCTGAGCCTAGATGTAACGGATCTGATCTTCCGCCCGTACCTATGGGTGACGCCCGTTGCGCTCCGCTCAGGAAACGACCTGAAAAGCCCTGGGCAGAGCCCTCGGGTGAGAAAGGACCCACGATGTCGCACGACGCCGCTGAGCAGCCCCAGCCCGACATGTCCCTGGGGGATGTCGCGCTGCTGTCGGCCTTCGCGAAGCTGTTCAAGGACCACGTGGTGCCCGCGATCGACAAGAAGATCGCCGCCGTCAAGACCCCGCTCCTCGCCGCGTACGACGACCCGGAGCGCGGCACCAAGTCCATCGACGTGAAGGTCAACGGCGTCGCCGTCGCCACGCAGACCGTCAGCGTCTCCCGAGACAAGTACGACGTCGCCGACGACGACAAGTTCAACGAGTTCGCCGAGGAGTGCGGCGAGGCCGAGGTCATCATCCAGGCCCGCCCCTCCTTCCGTGAGGCGATGATCAAGCGCGCCAAGTTCGACAAGGAGACCGGCCAGATCGTCGACAAGCTGACCGGCCAGGTCATCCCCGGCATGGTCCGTATCCCCGGCGGTAAGCCCACCGGCAGCGTCTCCTTGACCTGGAAAGACGGCGGCAAAGAAGCCGTAGTCGACGCGTACCACTCGGGTCAGCTCCACAGCCTGCTCAGCGGCGTGCCCATGCTGCCCGCCCCGCCCGGCGCCGAGCCGCATGGCGCCGAGGTCGACGAGAGCCCCGAGCAGTAGCCACCCCGACGCGTCGCACCACGGCCCGGCCGCTGCACTCCACGGCGGCGCCGGGCCCCCTTCCCGAAGGACTCACGCACTTGTCCACCGCCATCGCCATCAAACCGGCACTTGCCAACGGCATCTCCGATCGCGCCTTCAAAGTCTTCTGCGTCCTCGTCCTGAGCAGCGACGGCGAATGGGTCCGCGTCCAAGACGTCGCCGAAGACTGCAACCTGACCAACCACCAGGTCCGTGCGCCGCTCGCAGCGCTGCGCAAGGCCCGCATGGTCGAGTCCCGCCGCGTCTACGAGCAGGGCTCCCAGGGGCGCCCCACGTGGCACACCCACTTCCGTCTCGCCCCGGCGACGAACAGCGAGGCTGCCGCATGACCCGCCTGAGCCGCCGTGACGGCACCCGAGTCAACCAGCGGATCTACACCGTCCCGATCGAGTCCGACACGGCCAACGACGACAAGATCAGCTACCGCGCCCTCGGCCTCCTGGTCCACATGCTCAACAAGCCCGCGGACTGGCAGATGCGGTCCGAGCAACTGTCCAAGGGTAAGAAGCGTGAGGGCCGCGACGCCGTAAGGAAGGTCCTGCACGAACTGGCGGCGGCCGGGTACTACCGGCTCGAACGCCGAAGATTCCGAGACGGCACGACCGCCATGGGCACCGCGATCAGCTTCTACCCCGTCAAGCAGTGGGCGCAGGACTACGTCACCTTCGGGCAGAAGCTCGACGTGCCCGTCGTCGAACAGGAAGACGGCACCTTCCTAGTCCGCTACCCCGACAACACCCTCGGCTCGGACGGGTTCGCCCCCGGCCAGATGGAGGAGCAGGAGCCCGACGCCGAGCCCTCCCAGGAGGAAGCGCCGGAGCCGAAGCCGACACGGAAGACGCCGCCGGCCGCCGCCCGGTCCGCCCGCAAGAAGAAGGCCGCCGCCAACACGGACAGTGCGCCGGACGCAGCCGCCGAGGACAAGGCGACCGAGGGCGAAGCGAAGAAGAAGACGCCCGCCCAAGAGGTCGCCACCTGGTACTACGAGCACGCCACCAAGCACCTGGGCCCGTACGCGGGAGCCAAGAAGTCCGGCTGGTACTTCGGTCTCCTCAAGCTCAGCGAACAGGCCATAGAGGCCGGATACACGAAGCAGCAGATCGCCAAGGCGTTCCAGCGCACCGGTATCCACTTCCCGACCGCGCACCAGTTCCAGCGGGCGCTGAGCGACGAGCGAAACAACAAGCCCATGCCCAGCCAGTACGGAGGACGTCCCGCCCCGTACAGCGACGCGGAGACCTGGGGCACACCCGGCCCCGGCGCCCCGCCCACGTCCACGCCCGACGCCCCCGACGACGCCGTGTTCGGCATCGACCCCGCCTAGCACGAAGGAGAACGAGCGGTGAGCACCTTGGCAGCCGAGCGCATCGTTCCCGGCCGAGAGCCGAAGCAACTGTTCGAGGTCACCGACAGGTTGCTCGCCGCGCTCAAGCGGGGCGGCGCGGACCTTTCCCAGCTCGGCGTTCCCGCACCTGCGGACGACGAGGGCGTGGAACTGTGGGAGGACGTGTCCGTGCCGCAGGCCCACGCCCGCACCCTGGCCTGGACGAACAGCATGAAGCGCGCCTCGTACGACGACTACCTGCGGTTCCGGTTCGAGCACCTCGACGACTACCAGCAGCCGCGTTCCCTGGCCGGATGGCTCGACTCCCTGGTGGAGGCGAAGCGGAAGAAGGCCCGCCCCTCGACGATGCACTTCATCATGACGGGCAACATCGGATCGGGTAAGACGACGTCGCTCGCCGCGCTGGGCAACGAGTCCGCCGAGCGCGGCCTGCTCGTGCGGCTCGTCCAGCACTCTACCTACCTGGCGTGGCGGCGCCCGGACGGAGCGCCGGACGACCTGAGCACCGACGCGGTCCGCAGGCGTCACGTCCTGGACCCCGACCTGCTCATCGTCGACGAGCTGTGCGGCGAGATGGACGGCGTCCAGACCGAGTTCGTGCGCCGCGAGACCACCGACCTGGTCGGCTCCCGACTCGCGGCCGGACGGCCCACCGCGTTCTCCACGAACCTGCGCCGAGACGGCATCGCCGCCATTCTCGGCGAGCGGCTGCTGTCGCGGATCGAGGACCGCGCCTATCTGGCGAAGGTCGTCGGCCCCGACCGGCGCGCCCCCAAGAAGGCTCTCGACTGGTGAAAGCCGCCCGCCCGGCCCCGTGTTGACCGGTCGGGCGGAATGCGGGGCAGCGCTGGAGGCGGAGGACCCTATATCGTTTGGGCAGCCCGAGGACCGACGAGCGTAGGCCCTCGGGGAGACCTGAACGAAAGGGACGTGTCTTGCCGAAGCTGCCTACCCTCCGTGCCATCACCCAGGGCGAGCGAGAGCTGCGCGATTGGCACCGCAATCTGCGTATCGGAGCCGCGGCCGCGGGCTTCGGAATGATGCTCGCCTCCCTATACCAGCTCCATTGGGCCGGAACGCTGATCGGGTTCCCCACCTTCGCGGCCGCCGCCATGGCCGGATCCCTCGAACTGCTGTTGGCGTTCAACGCCGGGGCGGTCACCTCGATCCGCCGGCGCGGAGACAACGGTCGTGAGGGCGGCTACTACTGGTCGCTGTGGTGCATCTTCGCGTTCCTGCTGTGCATCTCGATCGCGGCGAACGTGGGGCACTGCGTGGTCGCACTGTCGGAGTGGTTCGCCACCGGCGGGGCACCCGAGCTGATGAACGCGCACAAGGAGTACGTGTACGTCGTCGGCGGGGCCGTCGCCGCGATGGTGCCGCTCGGCGGCAGCTTCGGCCTGCACATCTCCGGTTTCGTCCGCGCGCGCGGCGCGGGATCGGACTGGGTCGACGCAGACGGGACCGGCGCGCTGCTCGATGCGGCCGCGCCCGCTCCCGTCCAGGCCGCCGCGCCTGCGCGGAAACCCGCGCCGCAGCCGCGCCCCGCGGCCAAGGTCCCCGGGCCCGCCCCGAAGAAGGTCAGCCTCGTCAAGGCCGCGGCGAACCCTGTCCCCGTCCCCGCCGAGACTCCCCGCCCGCATCCGGCGCCGGAGGAGACCCCGCAGATTGAGCCCGTGGAGGTCGTCACCGAGGAGGAGCTGTACGCCCTCTACAAGGCGGCGAAGGATGCGGGGGAGGGGCACCGGTTCGGGCCGCGCGGCGACCTGAACGCCTCTCAGCTCGGTCGCCGTCTGGGGCAGTCGCCGCAGAACGGCCGCAAGAACGTCGGGCCGCGCTTCGAGTCCCGCTACGAGGCGGAGAAGCTGGAGGAGGGCGGCGCGGGCATCGACATCGAGGGGCTTGCAGCCAATAGCGGGGCCACTCAGGCATCCTGACGTTCCGCACCTGCACGGTACTCGCGGCGGGCGCTCCCATGGGGGCGCCCGCCGCAGTCACGATCGGACCCCTTTCCATGACCCCCGAGAACCTGGCCCGTCTCGCTTCCGCCCGCGCGCACCGTGATCTGTCGGACCTTGCCCGGCAAGGCGTTGGCGCCATCAGCGAGACAGCCACCCCTGCGGAACGGATCGCTGCAGCCCGCCATCTGCGGGTGATGGTGAACGAGCTCGTCGACCTGGTCGTGCTCGGCGAGGCCCTGGGCGGCGCCTCGTGGGAGGAGATCAGCCAGGCGCTGAAGCGGCGCGACCCGGGCACGGTCGAGGGCGAGTACGAGGAAGCGGTGGCCGAGTGGAAGGCGGCGCCGGCATCGGCGTACGAGGGCGCCGAGGGGGACGCGCGCGACCTGGACGCCTGGTACCGGCGGCACCGCGAGGACTTCGATCCGGCCGCCGAAAGTCCGGTGTCTGATCTGCTCCGCGAGGGTTGAGACCAGCCCCTGACAGGCTAAGATATTACAGCGCACGTCAGGACGCGAAGCTAAGGGCCTGACAGGCGCAGCATCCGGGAGAGCGACCCGGAAGACCTGAACTGAAAGGCCCCCGTTCCGTGGCTGGACTCATCGCACCACAACGCACCCGAAAGAGCCGGAAGCCCACCGGCCTGCCGAACCCGCCCCTCGTCCTGATCACCGGTCAAGAGAAGGTCGGCAAGAGCTACGAAGCCGCCAAGGGCAGCGGCTCCGACCTGATCGGCAAGACGTACTGGATCGAAGTCGGCGGAAACGAGGGCACCGCCGACTACTACGGGCGTGTGCCCGGCGCCGACTACGAGATCGTCGAGCACGACGGCTCGTACCAAGACATCCTCGACGCGATCCGCTGGGTCAACGCCCAGCCCCGCATCGACGGCAAGCCCAACATGCTCGTCATGGACTCCGTGACGTCCGTGTGGGACATGCTCAGCGACGAAGTCGCCATGTTCGCCCGCAACCGCGCCGTCATCAAGGCGAACCGCAACCGCAGCCGGGTGCCGGCAGCCGACGAACCGGTCGTCGTCGACCCCGACCTGTGGAACCGCGCCAAGGACAGGTGGGGCAAGGTCATGTGGCTGCTGCGCCGCCACCAGGGCCCGGTTCTGCTGCTGGCCCGCACCGAGGTGGTCACCGCGTTCGAGAACGACAAGCCGACGCGGAACACCACGCGCAAGGTGAAGGCGGAGCGCAACCTGCCCGCGGCCGTCGACGCGATCCTCGACCTCCACGGACTCGGCGAAGCCTGGCTCACCGGGGTGCGCAGCCTCCACATGGACCTCCAGCCCGGCGAGACCCGCCGGTTCAAAGACTTCTCCGTGGACGCGCTGCTGCGCCGCATGGGCTTGCAGGACGCCGTGGAGTCCCGCGCCATGTACGAGACGCGGCCCGACGCCACGCTGCAGGAGCCCGACCAACCGGCCGAGCCCGCCGAGCCCACCGCCCCCGGCCTGAGCGAGCAGAAGGCGACACACCTGATCGCCGAAGCGCTCAAGCACCCCAACGACCCCGAGCAGGCCCTGCGCGAGGTGCGCGAGGAGCACGGCCGACGCACCCTCAAGGCCGTGCGCACCCAGTCGAAGTGGGGGGTGATGAGCGCCGACGCCCTGATCACCCGGACCCTCGACTACCTCGCGAAGAAGGTCGCGGAGGCCGAAGCGAGGGAGGGCGGCGACGCCGGGACCGGCGAGCTGTCGTCCACCGAGAGCAGTGCAGGGCAGCCCGAGGGCGGGCAGGAGACGCCGGACACGCCCCGCGTGGAGGCGCCCGCCACCGCCGAGACACCCCAGGCCGATCCCGAGCCGCCGGTCGACGAGGGGGCACCGCCGCCCCCGGACCCGCAGGCCGAGGCGACCGAGCCCGAGCCGCGGCCCGAGGACGTCAGCGAGGCCGAGCAGCCGCAGGACCTGCCCCGGCCCCGGCCCGCCCAAGCCAACAAGCTCAACAGGGTGATGGCGGTGCTGCTGACCGAGTCGGAGATCCAGTCCCGCATCCTCGGCGTGACGATGCAGGAGTTCCTGGAGCCGGTCTCCGGACCGGAGGAGGGGACACCGCCGCCGATGACGAAGCTGCGCTCGCACGTCCTGGAGCACCGGCCCATGGTGATCGGTCTGCTGGAGGATCGCGGCGAGCGGGACATCGCCAACGCGTACCGGCTCGCGGGCAAGCCGGAGCTGAAGATCGCCGACATGTTCTCGACGCTCTACAACGACCTGACGACCGTCGGGTGAGGTGACGTGATGTGACGCGCGCCCGGCGCGCCTGAACCGATCCACGGGGGCAGGAGAGGCGCGCCCCACATCACGTCACGTCACCTCGTCGAAGCGCGCGCCTGGACGCTCCAGCCGCCGTCTGGGCGCGCGCTTCGCCGTACGTAGTGGCGCGCGCCTGCCCACCGATGGCGCGCCCTGATCATCAGGCGCGCCACCGGGGAGCGCGCCAACCGCTACCGGCCGAGCGCGCCCGCGCCACGGCGCGCCCTCCCCGATAGCGCGCCACCGTACGGCGCGCTCCGCGCAGGCGCGCCCGGCTGGCAGGCCCGCCTTCCTCTGGGCGCGCCTACGTCGGTGGCGCGCCCGGCCGCACCGCGCGCCCACGCCATGAAGGCGCGCCATCGGCCGGGCGCGCCCGCGCCACGGCGCGCCCTCCCCGACGGCGCGCTCACGCTCGCGGCGCGCCACACCGTCAGGCGCGCCACCCTCTGACCTGCGCAATCGTCAGGCGCGCCACTCGTCGGCGCGCCTGCAGCCCGGCCGCGCGCCACCTGAAGCGCGCCCAACGAAGCGCGCCGACGAGGAGCGCGCCCCGGCAAGCGCGCCACCCAGGGCATGCCCTGAGCAAGGCGCACCGACGTGGCGCGCCCTGGTGGCGCGGGCGCGCCCGGGCATGAAGAAGGGCGCGCCCGTCGCGGGCGCGCCCTGGGAAGGCTGGTTGCGGCGTCAGCTCGCCGGGCGCGCCTGGGCGCGGCGCGCCTGCCGCTTCTGCCGGCGGACCTCCTCGCGCGCCTCGGCCGCGTTCTCGCGCACCGCGTTGCGCAACTGGGAGAACTCCTCGGGGTACTTCTCGGCGAGCAGGTTCATCGCCTGCAGCCGGTAGTTCGGGGCGGTCGGCATCCGGCCCCAGCGCGCCGTCATGTAGTTCAGCGTGTACTGCAGGAACCGCAGCTCGGCCTCCAGCCGGGACTGGAGCTGCGAGACGCGCGCCTCGTACGCCTTGCGGGACTCGCCCTCGGTCTGCGGAAGGAATCGACTGGTGGCGCGCATCATCCGTACGGCCAGCGTTTGGGTGCGCGCCGCGACCTGCGGCGAGCGGAACGCGAGGCCCTGCACGTAGTTGTGCCCGGCACGCACACTGGCGCCCGCGGCCTGCTGCACGAACGCCAGCCACTCCTCGGTGAACGCCTCGTTGTCGAGCTGCGCCAGGAACTCGGCCTCGTCGACGGCCAAGTCCTCGATCGCGGCGACGACCGGTACGCGCGCGGCCTGGAGCTGCTCCCGGAAGGCACTCATGCGGGCCTGATACTCGCGCTTCGATTCGCCGTCCCGGCGGGGCAGTGCGGTCTTGAGTTCCCGGCCTGCACGGTCAGCGGCCAGGAGCGTGCGTCCCGCCACGTCCGGAGAGCTGAACGCTGCTGCCCGCACCTCGTTGACGCCGCCGTCCTGGACGTGCGCGATCCACGCCTCGTAGAACGCCTGGTGCGTCATGTCGGTGAGGCGCTTGGCCTCTGCCGTGACCTGCTCGGCAGGCGGCTGCGCGTCGGCCATCCCCGGGTTCCTCCTGGTCTTCGCGGCCCGCTGGTCTCGAGCCGTGCCGCGCGGAGCGGCGACGTGTAAACGGTGGCCGCTTCGCGACCGAACTCACCCCGTGTGCTGGGTCATAGCAGGAGCGACCGCTCTCCAGCCCTGGGCGCTCTGCACGCGCGCAGTGGTCTCGGACTCTTTGTCACCACCGGAGTGACCTGGGACGAAAAGGATTAACACCCCATGAGTTCCGGCAGCTGCCCTCAACGCAGTGAGTTCGGCGGCGAAACGGCCACCGCTGCGGATGATACCCGCCGGCCCGCGGCGGGCCTCCGCCCTGGTGCGGCTACTCGGCCGGTTCCTGGCTGTTCCGGCTGGTAAGCGACTCAATGACCGGGGCGATCGTCGTCGGCTTCCAGATCAGGTCGTACGTGGACTGCGCGGCGGCGATCACCGCGAGGATCGTGGTGCACGCCTGCGGGCCGTCCTGGAGCTGCTGCCAGCCCCCGGCGACCAGGACGGTCCCGACGCCCGCGATGAGGGCGAGCGCGACCGCGACGGCCTTCTTCACCTCGGCCGACCAGGCGGGCCGCTGCACGATCGCGGTGAGCATCGGGAGGAAGGCGCCGACCTGGGCGCCGATGGTGATGGAGTCGAGCGTGTCCGACAAGGGAGTGCCCTTCCGTAGGTGATGCGGAAGGGCACGGTCACCGCTGGGGACTGCTTGCGTCGCCTGCTCAGGACCAGTCCGGCCCGGTGATGTCGGAGGCGATCTCGTCCGGCGGCGCGGGCGCGGGCCGGTTCAGGGCGGCGCGGATCACGTCCTGCAGGTCGTGGATGTACTCGACGGCGGCCGCCTTCCAGCGCCGCCACTTGCGCTGTTCCTCGCGCAGCTCCTCGACGCTGCGCTCCAGCGTCTCGTACTTCGCCTCCAGCGTGGTCATCCGCTCCAACGTCTGCTGAGTGGAGGCGCGTTGCTGCTCCAGGAGGCTGGTGAACCCGTCGGTCAGGTTCTTCACGGCCGTGGCTTCGCTGTTCTTCTTGCCCTGCCGGTACACGAGCCAGGCGCCGCCGAGTGCGCCGAGCATCCCGAAGAGGGGAGCAAGTACGGGTGCCAGCGAGACGAGCCCATCCACTGGCGCTCCCTCATATCGGTTGGTCATGGGTGCGCGGGAGCCGGAGCCCCGGGGAAAGGGCTCACGGCTCCCCGCAAGCGCGAACGGTGCACGACCGCGGTCGTTTACGTCGCGCCCTGCCCGTCGCCGGCCGCAGACACCGCAGGAGCGACTCCGGCGACGGTGCTCCAGCCCCGCCGTATCGCGCCGAGCAGCTGCTCGTCGGTGATCGCGGCCGCCATCTCGGGTCCGGCCGTGCTGCCTGATGTCGCGGCGGCCTGCAGAAGCGGCGGGGTGACGACGAGGCCGATTGCCATCTGCGCCGCCTGCGCCTCCGTCGGGGTGAGCGCGGTCTTCGCCAGGTTCCAACGCAGCGGGTAGCCGGGCGTGGTCGGGTCCTCGGCGAAGACCTCCTGCGCGATGACCGCGATGGCCATGCGGACGCGTGGCAGTAACGTCGGCTCGCAGGCCAGGGTGCAGATCGCGGACAGCGACAGAGGCAGGACAGTCGTCACAAGGGTCCTCACTTGGTGTAGGTCACTTTGAGCTTGGGCGGATTGGACTGGCCGACGCCGCGGGCGATGCCGTAGTACGTCGAGCTACTGCTGTTCGGGTCAAGGGCGATGCCGCGCCACTTGGTGCTGTCGAAGACACTGGTGATGTCGACCCATTTGCCCTCGTTGCGGGCCCACGAGATCGTCTTCGACTCGGAGTCGGAGGAGAACGACGACGGACGCGACGTGTGGGAGTGGGCCTTGATGACGGCCTTGCCGCCGGCGTTCGCGTACCAGTGGTCGAAGTAGATGTAGACCTGCGCCTTCACGATCGTGGCGCCCGCGAGGTCGCTGGCCAGCGACGACGGGAAGCCGATCAGCGCTGCCTGCGTGCCGTTGGTGCTGGAGTAGTAGCCCTGGATGCACTTGGACCCGTAGTACGAGTTGTACGAGCCGCGGTTGGCGTAGGTGCCGGACCAGGAAGCCGTGTACGTCTTCTCGTACTGCTTCACGATCGGGTCGCTCGTGCCGCCGCCGTTGTTGTAGCCGCCGGTCTCCGGGATGTACGGGCCGATGTCCTCGACGTAGAAGACGCCGTGGTTGTCGGCGCCCCCGTACAGCTCGCAGCTCTGCCCGGACGGGGCCAGGGCGTTCTCGAAGCTGATCAGGAATCGGTGATCGCCTGCGCCGAGGGACGGCCCGGAGGCAATGTGCTCCAGGCCCGCGGTGAAGCTGTTGCCGAGCGCCTGGTGATGCACGGCGACATAGATCTGAGGGGAGTTGATCGTCGGTGCACCAGTGCCGCCGTCGCGCAGCCGCAGTCGCAACTCCCCGCCATCCGAGGAGGGGTTGGCGCGGGCGGTGAACACGAATCGGTACATGCGGCTCGTGTCGATCGTGGCGCCCAGTTCCACGAATCCCATCTCGGTTCCGGTCGTGGTGCGGGTGCTGATCTGGTAGTCGATGGCCTGGATGCCGCGCGGGAACTGGGCGAGGACGTCGGCGAGGTCGCTGCCGCCGATGGAGACGGTGTCTGCGACGGCCAGGCGCTGGAATCCGGCGCCGCCGTCCTGGTCGATAGTGGCGACCGGCGTGCCGTCCGTCGACAAGGTCAGGTAGTTGGGGCGGCCGGTGACCAGGGCGACCGCCTCGTCCCCGCTGTCGTCGAACAGCTGCAGACCCTGTGGGGAGACTTCGGCACGCGCCCCGGCGATTGCGCCGGAGGCCATGACGACGCGGCACGAGACGTTGTCGAATGCGATCGTGCCGGTTGTTGCCTGGAAGGCGGAGATCCACACCTGCATCTGCGTCGTGCCGGTCGGCGCGGGGGTGGTGGGGACGGTGCTGACGGTGGTCCACGTGCCCTTCACCGCGGGAGTGATGTTGAGGGTGCTCCAGCCCAGCGCCGTGTTGGAGCTGTTCAGCCACGTCGCGTACATCCGGATGCTTTCGCCAGCCCAGTCGGCTGAGGCGAGGTAGTCCATGGACAGCCACACCTTCTGGCCCGGCATGCCCGCCAGGGCGGCGAGCTGCAGGGCCTGCGTGGTGGCGGCCGCCGCCGTGCACACGGTCTGCACTGCCCGCGGTGTGCCGTTCCCGGCAACGATCGACCACGTTGAGCGGGACGCGACCCGCTGGTCGGACAGGGCACCCTCGAAACTGGGGTCGGCGATCACGTTGCCGTCGGTGCCCAGCGCGAGCCGGTCGGCCGTGAGGGAGCCGACCTTGATGTGGGTGGCGTCGATCGACCCGGCGAGGATCTTCGTCGCCGTCACCGAGTTCGCGGCCAACTGCGCGGCTGTGACGGACAGCGCGGCGAGCTTGTCCGTCGTGATCGCGAGCGATGCGATCTTCTCGGCCGTGACGCTCAAGGCGACCAGCTTGTCCGTGGTGACCGAGCCAGCCAGGATCTTCGGCGCGGTGATGGCGCCGTCGGCGATGTTGATGGTCTGTACGGCGCCGGTCTCCAGGACCTCGACCGTGATCATGTCGATCTCGGCCGTGCCCGTGCCTGTCTGGTAGTTCGCGTAGAACAGGGGGGTGATGTAGCGGGCGTTTGCGTGCAGCGCGCCGGGAGCGGTCGGAGACGGGCAGGCCGCGGTGGTGCCCTTGGCTCCGGCCGCGGCATAGCCCCTGAGGTAGCCGGTGTACCGCTGCCATCCGGCTCCGGCGGTGAGGGGCTGCTGCGCGGCTGCGACGTAGTGCTGTGAGCTCCCGGCCGCGTTGCCGTCGATGTTGACGAGCGTCGCCCCGTCTGCGGCAATGCCCGCGACACCGCAGTAGAACCGCTGCTGTGCGGTGTCCGTGCTTGCGACGGTCTGCCGCACCGTGACGCTGATCCGGTAGAGGACGTTCGGGTCGAACGGGATCAGGATGTCCGGCCGCCAGACGCTGTTGACGGCGCCGACCGCGCGCATCACGTAGCCGCCGGACTGCGCATCCGGCACGGTCACCGACGTCAGGTTGGACACTGCGCTCGTGGTCGTGGTGCTCGAACCGGCGGAGCGCCACTTCGAGGCTTCGGCGCCGGCGTCGTAGAGCTTCTGCACGACGCTCGCCGCGGTGGTCACCGACAGCTGGCTGGTCGTGATCGATCCGGCGACTACCCGGTCGCCGTTGAGGGTGCCGACCGCGATCCGGTCTCCCTGAATCGAGTTGGCGATCATCTTCGGCGTGGTGATCGCGCCGTCCGCGATCTGTACGCCACCGACCACGGGGCGGCACGCCGCGTTGTCGAACCACGTGGCACCCGCGGTGACGAGACCGGTCTCGATGCGGACGCGGGCCCGGGTGGCGGTCGCTGGGGCGGTGTAGGTCGCGGCCAGTCGCGCCCACGCTCCCTTGGACGGTGTCGTCGTCCGGGAGCTGCCCTTGTCGGTGGCGAGGGTGGTGCCGCCCTCGGTCTCCCACCGGACGTGGACGTTGACCTCGGAGCCCGCCCAGTCGGCGGAGGCGTAGTAGTCGGCCGCGATGTACAGCTGGTCGCCTGCGGTGACGGGCAGAAGGGCGAGTTCGATGGCCCGCCACTGGGCTGTGCCGTCGGTGGTGACCTTCATCGACGCGGCGGAGGCGTTACCGAAGGCGAGGTCCTGGACCGCCCACGCGAACTTCGCGGCGAGCGCCGCGGCGTAGGCGCCCTCGAACGAGGGATCGTTGAGCACGTTCGCGCCGCCGACGACGGTCAGCTTGTCCGTGGTGACCGCTCCGGCCACCAACTCCGACGTCGACACGGAGTTCGCCGCGATCTCCCGGCCGGTGATCGCGTCGGCTGCGACCTTGCCCGCGACCACGGCGTCCGCCGCCAGGGCCGCCGTGTTGACCGACCCGGCGACGAGGTTCGACGAGCCGACGACGCCGGTGCGCAGCGGCTCGATGGTGAAGGCGTCGACCTCCATCACCGCGGCCGTGCCCTTGCCGAAGTTGAGCCAGACCGTGGGCCGCAGGAAGCGCACGCTCGCGTGGGTGGCGCCGGGGACGCGCGGGTCGGTCTGCGGGCCGGAGGGGGCCGTCGCGCCGTCCGTGACCCGGCCCTGGATGTAGCCGACGTACGTCTTCCAGCCGTCCGCGACGGCGAGCGCGCCACCGTTGGAGGCGCAGTAGTAGTGCATCGACGTCGACGCCGCGCCCGAGCGGTTGACCAGCGTGGTGCCGTCGTCGGCAACGCCGATCGCGCCGAGGTAGACGGTGGCGGGTCCGGACGCGTCCTGCGCCGTGGCCCGTACGCGGACCATGACCCGGTACAGGGTGTCGGTGTCCTGGGCGATCAGCGCCTTGCCGGCGAGCTGCACGTCGCCGTTCGCGATGAGGAGACCGCCGCCGGACGGGGTGCCGGTCGCGGACGGGTTCACGGCCCAGGTGGCGCCCGTGGCCGTGGAGAATGCCTCCCACACGGTCGGGTCGCGGAACGTATCCGTGTACCGCTGGCCGATGCTGTCGCCGAGCGCCCCCGTCAGCGAGTTCAGCGACACGGACGCCGCGGCGAGCGCGTCCTTCGTCACCGACGCTTTGGCGAGCTTGTCGGCCAGGACCGCGCCGTCGGCAAGCGCCGCCGACCCCACAGCCCCAGTCGCGATCTTCGCCTCGGTGACCGCGTCGTCGGCGAGGATCAGATCGTTGACCGCGCCCTGCTGCAGCTTCTCGTTGGAGATGGCCTGCAGAGCGACCTTGGCCTCGGTGACCGCGGCCTCAGCAAGCTTGTTCTCGGTGATGATCCCGTCGATCAGGTCCTGGCCGACGGCCTGCTGTGGCGTGCCCTGGACCGTGTCGGAAGCCGGGCCGGTGACCGCGGCGGTGTTCTCGGCGACCAGCCGCACCCATACCGGCTCGTAGTTGTCGACCTTGACGGTGACGGTGCCGCCGAGCGCCGCGCCGATCGTGGCGAGCTGCGTCGTCAGGTCCGGCGTGAAGTCGGCGCTGCGCCCGACGTGGACCTGCACCAGAGCGAAGTCAGCGGGCGTGGTGTACGAGTCGGCCCAGGCCCCGTCCCAGCCGATCTGCAGGCCCGCCAACTGGTTCGAGACGGCCGGCGCCGTCGGCGTTGGCGGCGGCCCGCTGTTGACCGGGACGAGGGCGACCGTGCCGTCTTCCTGGACGCCGACAGAGCCCTTGAGAGTGCCCTCGTCGTCGTAGATGTCGAGAGAGCCGCCCTCAATGGACGTGTATCCGGCCTGGGTGCTGCGCTCCAGTGCCTGGAGGCGCCGTTCGTAGTCGGCGAGCAGGGTCGCCAGGCGCTTCGCGTCAGTCTGGTCGTCGAGGAAGTTCGCCATGGCCGGGCACGTTGCGCGGCAGGGAGGGTTAGTGTCGCGGCCTCCTCAGCTGAGACACGCGTGCACCGGCAGTGAATACTGCCGGTGCCAGTGGCTGGGGAGGCCACTCTTCTGGTGGGGGAGTAGATGGGAGACAGAGATCAGCCGGAGTACGTGTGGCTCATGGTTCTGACCGCGAATCGAGGGCTGTGCGTCTACTGCAACGCGATGCGATCGACGACGCTCGACCACGTGGACTCGATAGCAGAGGGTGGCCGGAACGCCGTCGAGAACCTCTTTCCAGTCTGCCGACGCTGCAATTCGGCAAAGGGCCGGCTCACCGTGGATGACTGGTTCGACGAGATGGAGCAGGCCAACTACTGCCGTCGTGGCCACTGCGTACATCTGGAAGCCGGATGCTCAACTCGGGGCGTAGTCCTGGATATCCCTTGGTGGGAGCTGTCCGATCGCATGGAAGCGACCCGGGCAACCATCGACGACGTCGACCGGACCCGCTGGTTCAGCCACCATTTCGCCCGCACGATTCTGCGGACTTCCACCGTGGACGTGATCGAACGCAAACAGGCCGCAGTCAAGAAGCTGTCTGCCTATCCGGTGCCCCCTTGGACGAGTGAAGAGACAGAGCCGGAAAGGGACGTGTGCAGTCGGCGCCTGTGCTGCCCGCAACCGGCCAAGGACGAATGGCCGACGTTCTTCTATCTGGACGCCGACACGCGGCGCCGGGCTGAGAAGCTGGCCTTCGAGAGCGAGATCAATGTCATCGACCTGTACGGACTGGCGGTGTGGGAGTTCGTGGTCCGGGCCGAACGCGAAGGTCGAGAGGCTAGGGAGCGCACCTAGGGCGCGTATCGGGTCGTGATCAATGAGCACCGAAGCTTCCGGGGCGGGTGCCCCGTCGGGGGTACGGGCCCCGGCTGCCTGCCATCCGAGACGGTGCGTCAGAGCACGGCGAGACGGTCCACCAGGAGCTCTACCCTCTGCTCGACGTACTCCGGCGGCAGCCGTCCGGCCCGGGTCAGGGTCGCGATCCCGTGCAGGGCCGCCCAGAACAGCTCGGTGAACAACCCCGGGTGGACGCCGTCCCCGGCGACCTCGCTGAGGCTTTCCAGCAGGGCGGCGAAGGCGTTCTTCAGCGGCTCCGGGGTGTCCTCCTGTGCGAAGGCCAGGCCGCCGTCGAGCTGGAACATGGCGTCGTAGAGCGCCGGGTTGCGTTCGGCGAAGTCGAGGTAGGCGCGGGCGAGGGCCGTGACCCGGCCGCGCGTACTGGTCGCGGCGGAGGTCGCGGCCCGCACCGCCGCGGCCATCTCGGCGGCGCCCTCGAGGGCGACGGCACCGATGATCTCCTGTTTGCCGCGGAAGTGGCTGTAGAGGACGGGCTGGCTGTACTCGATGCGCTCGGCCAGCCGGCGGGTGGTGACCGCCTCCCAACCCTGCTGCTCGGCGAGTTCTCGGGCTGTCGCCACGATGAGGCGCTCGCGCTCCGCCCTTTCGCGCTCTTTGCGTTCCTGTACCGACATGATTCGACCCTAGCACCGCTAGGCAATCGAGCGGCAGCAGTGCTAGCGTTGTCACATTACATAGCGCCGCTAGATTCCTGGAGGGGTCATCATGCTCAACGCACTTGAGGTCGTCACCACCGTGGTAGTCGGCGTGATGGTGGGGGTGGAGTTCTCCGTCCCCTTCTTCAGCAACCCGATCCTCAACGCACTCCCGGGCGACAACGGCCTGCGCGCCCGCACCCACGGGGCCCGACTGGGCGGCGCCGTGATGCCGTTCTGGTACATCGGCTCGCTCGTCCTCGTCGGGGCCTGGGCCATCGGTGGGTGGGACCACCCCGGCACCGGCCTCGTCGTCACCGCCGGCGCGCTGCTGATCCTCAGTGTGATCATGTCGCTCACGCTGCTCGTCCCGATCAACAACCGGGTCAAGGCGTGGACCGCCGACAACCGGCCTGACGACTGGAAGGAGCAGCTGAATCGCTGGGACCGCTGGCACTACGTCCGCGTCGCCGTCATCATCGCCGCCTTCGTCTGCCTGGCGGCCGCCCTTGTCTGAACCCGCGGGCCGACACGGCGCTGGTGGCGCACGAGCCACACCCCCCGGGCGGCAGCGGGCCACCGGAATCCGAACATCCGGGAATGCGGCTGTCGCTGAGAGTCCACAACTGCGATCCCGACAAGCTACGTCCCTCGATGACCTGCGCGGCTCTCGGCTCTCATTCGGGTGAGGTCTTTGATCCAGATCACCGAGGCGCGCAGATGAAGCCCGGCGAGGTAGCTTTCCGGGGTCTTGTCGTAGCGGGTCGCGATGCCCCGCCACGCCTTGAGCTTGTTGATCAGGCGCTCGACGGTGTTTCTCTCCTTGTAGAGCTCGGCGTCGTGGCCGACGGGCCCGTGGATGCGCACCTTGTCCAGTACGGGGATGAACTGCGGGCCGTCGGCGGCCTGCCCCGCAGTCAGGACAAACGCCAGTGGGCGGCACCTGCGGTCGGCGGCGAGGTGGACCTTGCTGGTCTGCCCGCCCCGGGAGCGTCCCAGGAGCGCAGCCTTCAGTCGGAGTTTGCGACGGCGCCGGATGCGTCGTCGCTCCTCCCGCCGGAATCGCCTTCGGCCTTTCGCCCGTTTTGCACTTCGCAACCGCCCCTTTTGACCTGAGCCTCTTCTCCTCGGTGGCCTTCTCCAGCGCGTCGAGCACGCAGGGATCGAGATGCATTCCGGCGGCGTCGTGGTGGGCTCGGGCGGTGGTGGAATCGATACTGACCAGCGACAGATCCACCTTGCCCCGCTTCGCGGCCTCGGCTATCAGCCCCTCCAGCAGGGCCTCGAAGACACCGGCATCGCGCCACTGCCGGAATCGGTCGTGGACGGTCGACCAGGCACCGCACTCGGCGGGCACTTCCCGCCACTGCCCGCCCGTCCGAGAGCGCCACAGCACCCCCTCGAACTGCTGCCACAGCCGCACCGGGTACGGGCCATACTCGCCGACCGGCAGGTACGGCTCGATGAACTCCCACTCCACGTCGGCCAGTTGCGCACGTGTCATGCAAGACGATCTACCGGATCGAAGATCCGCGCGAGGGGAAAGCCGCTCATTGATCGCGACCCGATACGTGCCCTAATAGTGGAAGCTGTTGGAGCGCTTGAGGGAGAGAGTGCAGGAGCCGTCTGCGCTGATCTCGTCGCCGACGATCCGGTGCCAGATGGAGACGTCGCCGAGCCAGGGGACTTCGACCTGGACGAGGATGTCGTCGCCCAGGGACCACGAGCCGAAGCGTGCGTTGGGGTGGTCGATGATCTGGATCGCAGGGATCTGCAGCTCGGCGGAGCGGTCGGCGAGTTCCTTCTCGCCGCGCGAGCGGAGCGCGGACGCCGACGACAGGGTCTTGTCGGTGACGGTGACGACGCGGCGCAGCCGGTCCCCGCGCGGCCGGTAGACCTGCGCCCTCTTCATCTTCGTGCCCTCGCCCTTGCCGAGGACCTGGACCTCATTGGCGTAGTCGTCCCCGAGGCCCTCCGGCTTGGCGATGGCGTTGATGTTCTCGCCGTCCATGAACCGCAGGTCGGTCCGCTTACGGCCCAGCCGTGGCGTGCCGAGCCGGATTCGGTGCTTGATCGTGTTCCCCGTGTCGCCCGCCCACTCGTGGGTCTCGACCCAGTCGAACGGCGTCTGCGTGGTCAAGGTGTCCAACGTCTCGCCGCAGTCGGGGTTGTTGAACCAGGCCAGCTCCCACGGGTCCTCACCGTCGGACGTGCCGAGGAGCTGTCCAAGGTCGTGGCTGTCGACGTCGATGCCGATGTCACCGCCGGGCTTGGACTGGACGTGACTCCACACGTGACGGAACGCGTCGTAGACGTCGATGCGGGGCCCGCCATAGCTCTTGGGCGGCTTGGGCACCTTCTTCTTCGGCTTCACGCCATCGAAATAGCCGTCATGATTCTTGTCCTTGCCGGCGTTCGGATCTTTCGGGGTGATCTTCTTTCCGGAGATCAGGTAGCTCTCGTACGGAATGCCGTGCGGGTAGGAGGAGAAGCCTTCGCAGCCCACGGTGAACTGCGGACCGTCGAACGCGCACTTCGTGACCAGGCCGCCCCACCGGAGATCGCCGTCGATCTCCAAGTACAACTTGGTGCCCCATTCCTCCAGGACCGGGGAACCGTCAGAGCCGATCATGCGCGCGTACTCGGGGGTGATGGTGCCCGCCATGGCGCCTGGCCCGGACAGATCACGCTTCGGGTTGGTCGACAGCGCGAACGGGACCTCCCAGTCGATGATCTGGTCCGTGGTCGCCCGCTGTGCGATGAACCGCCACCCCTGCATCAGATGGCGTCCTCGGACGGGTCCTCAACGAACTCGATGTCGAGGAACACCGAAGCGCCGCCGTCGGCCTCGAGTTGCCCGGCCGCCGACGTGTCGCCGGTTCCCATGAGGACGGCGTCGTAGACGTTGCCGCGCATGCTGGAAGGGATGGACACGGTCCCGCCCGCCACGAATGTGAACCTCTGCGCGCTCCCGACCCAGTCGCAGTTGAAGCGCGTCTCTGCGGTGCTCAACGACCCGAGGTCGACTCGCAATCTGCCGTACGCGTCCTTGGCGTTGCGCTGGTCCAGGCCCGCGAAGGTCGCCATGATCGTGGCGGACGTCGCCCACTCCGGGACCTCAATGTCCCAGCGGGCGCCCTGCGGGAACTCCTCCCATGACGGGTACTTGATGTTGCCGACGGCGTCCGGCTCGTCCCACACACCACGCAGCGCGCGGACGACGCGGCGGCGCCGGGGGTTCGCCATCTCCCGCAGGTCCTTGATCATCGACTGCGTGATGTTCGTGGTGTTCGCCGGGATGTCGATGCGGGCGAGGGTGATCGCGCTGTCGCTGGGTCGGACCTGCTTGACGCGCTTGGTCGTCGAGGGCACCGAGGAGATGACCCGGGTGTAGACGTACGGGCCGACCGTGACGTCGGAGGGCTCGTTCCAGGACTCTCCGGCCGACCACGGGTTCTCGATGCGGGCGACGATCAGGTCACTGCGGGCGCTGTTCGTGGTCGGGGCGATGCTGATGCTGTCCGCGGACGGGAGGCGGGCCGCGTACGCCTGGTACTTGCCGCCGGTCCCCTTGTTGAGGATGGCGCAGGCCCCGGTCATGACCTGGATCTTCGAACCGGGGGTGGAGAGGGCCTTCACCTGCAGGTCGGAGTTGCCGATGATTCCCTCGGAGCCTCCGAACGCGGCGTAGGCGAGGAGGCGGGCCACCTCGCTGGAGTGCTCCGCGCCGCCCTCGGTGAACCACGGCACGCTGTCCCAGGCCATGAAGTCTTCCTCCGCTCGTCGTTGGACTGCGGAGGTTCACCGGGGCCGGGCGTTAGTGTCGCGCGCTCCCGGCGTTCAAGATCGCCCTTGCACAATTGGGCAAGAACGATCTTGGTTTACAGGTACGAGTACGCGTCCCGCCACGCCACCGTCATGTACGCATTGCCCGTCGGGTCCGTGCCGCGCAGGATGAAGTCGTGGCGGCCGATCGGGAGCCGCAGATCGCGCAGCCGCGGCGACGCCCGGGTCAACTGCCCGGCCACCGACGCGCCGCTGTTGCGGACCACCGTGCGCGCCCACGGCCGGGGGTCGATCGTCACGTACTGCCCGGCAGCGAGCGACAGCCCGGACAGCTCCACCTTCCAACTCCCCGCCACCTCGCACGCCGGAGACGAGATCGGTCCGTAGATCCGGATGACCGGCCACGTGGGGCGCTGCCCGCCGATGACGACGGCGCCCGGCTTGAGGGAGGACCCCTCACCTGTCATCGACAGCGGTTCCTTGAGCGGCCCGACCAGGCCCCGGTGCGGCGGCGGAACCAGGTCCACACGGATCGACTTCTCGGTGTCGTCGTACGCCGTCCGGTCCACGCACACGAACGTCGCGACGACCGGCGTGTACCCGTGCCAGGTGAGCTTGGAGCCCGCGGGTGCGGCCTTGCGGGGCCTGCCGTAGAAGCGGCGCGCGCGGCCGCCCTGCGTGGTGCGCAGCACGGCCGGCGTCGCCACCCGCTTGCGTACGGCCTCGCCGTCCCACGCTTGCATCATCACGGACACGGCGTCCAGGTTCGCGCCGTGCCGCCCACGCTGTGTGGATGCGGCATCGACAGTGTCGACACCGACCTCGAACGTCAGGGTGGCCTGCCCGCGGTAGTCCTCACCGAAGCGCGTGTTGTCCTCGCGCGGCATCGCGGCGTCGCCAACATCCGGGTCGGCGTACGTGATCTCGTACGGCTCGATCAGCCAGTAGCCGGTGTCGAACGTGCCGAACGTGAAACTGGCTGCGGGCAGTACTCCGTTCGCCGAGTAGGACAGGTTCCACTCGCCCTCTGCTAGCGCCATGCGGCCGCTCCTCTCCTACACATACACGCCGCCCCGGCGCATGCGACGCAGCTCGAACAGAGCGTCGTTGAGGGCCTCGCCCGGGGTCGTGGGCTGGCTGGTCATCGTCAGGTTCAGGTCGCCGCCGACGAGCGCGGCCGTCGCCTGCTGCGTGGTGGCGGTACGGCTGCTGGAGGCCGGACTCGTCGAGCGCACACCGCCGTTGGCGTACTGCTGCAGCGCGCGCCCGGGGTAGACGACCATGCCGCCGAAGTAGCGGGCGACCCAGTCGAGGATCTCCTCGGACCGCTGCCGCTTCGCCTTGGCCAAAGGGAGGTAAGCCTCGCCCTGAGTCTCCGGCTCATTCCATATGCGCAGGTCACCGGGCCTGCCGATCTGCGCGATGTGGTTCTCGGCGCCATTCGCGAACGCCTGGACGCGGCTCGCGGCGCGCCGAATACCGCCGTTGGCGTACTGAATGATCCCGCCGTCCGCCTTGGACAGCGCGGCGCCCTTGCCCTTGGCGGACCAGTTCACGACGACGTTGACCGTCTTGCCCTTGAGCCGGTCAATGGCGCCCTGGATCGCGGCCACGTTCGCCTTCGGTGAGCCGGTCGGCACGGTGATCTTTACGCGCTTGCCGCCCTTGTCGACGTCCTTGATCTTGAACCCAAGGTCCTTGAGCGCGGCCTGCGCGGTCTTCGTCGGCGCCTTGATCTCTACCGACTTGCCCTTGAGGTTCTTGACCGACGACTGGACACCCTTGAGATCACCGGTCGCCTTCTTCACGACCGCGTCGACCGTCAGCTTCTTGCCGCCGGGCACGCTGTTCATGTCGCTCTTGACGGCTGCGAGGTTGTCCCGGGCCGTCTTCGTCTTCGCAGTGAGAACGAGGTCCTTCGTGCCGGGCACGCGCTGCACCGTGATGCCGAGGGCCTCCAGCTGTGCGCGCGCCGCGTCCGAGGGCGCGGTGACCCGGATCGTCTTGTCCTTCATGGAGGACAAGCGGCCGATGATGCTGGCGACTTCGACGTCCACGGCGTCGCCGCCCTTGAGGGAAACGGTCGACTCGATGACGTCGGGGACCAGACCGAGCTGGTCGGCGAGCTGCTTCGCTTCGGCCTTCGGGATGCCGTAAGCGGCGGCCAGGTCGAGGACGCTCTGCCGGCTGCGGCTCGCGGCCTGGGAACTGGTGTACATGGCCTGCGACATGGTCATGAAGCCGTCGCTCTCCGCCTGCTTCGCGGACGCCACCACGCCGAGCATGCCGTCTCGGATCGACTGGAGCTGCGAGTTGAAGGCGAGACCGTTCTTCGTGGAGGTGTCCACCTGCCCGGACGCGTCGATGAGGGCCTTGCCCCAGCCCTCCGTCTTCGCGATCTCCTGCCCCATCGCATCCTTGGCGCCGAGGATCGCCTGGTTCATTTGCGCGGTCGCGTCGTGCACGGACTCGGTGTTGCCGGAGAGCGCATCGAGCGCCGACTTCAGGGCGGTCACACGCTGGTCGGCGGTACCGGTCTCGGCGTTGAAGAGAGTCATCGACGACTTAAGTCGGTCGAAGCTGGTGGCCCCCGCATTCCCGGCGCCTTCCAGCGCTTCGCGCTGCTCGTCGGCGTTCTTCTTGGACTCCTTGATGTTGCCGTTCAGGCCACCCAGGGCGTCAGCCGCGGCCTTGTACTTCTTGCCCTGGTCGGTGTAGTCGAGGACGTACATGTCGCGGCCGTGCTCGACGTACTCCTTGTTCGCCTCGGCCAGCTTCATGAGGTCCTTCTGCAGGCCGCCGACGCTCCCGCCCTGCTCCAGGTAGGCGTCGGTCAGGGTGCCGACCCCGACACCCGCCTCCTTCATGACGTCGATGAGGTTGCCCTGACCGTCGGCGAGTTCGGTGTTCTTGAGGACCTGGTACGCCTGAGCGCGCACGTTCGCGTCGATGGCGCCCCCGGAGTCGGTCAGGGCGTCCGTCAGCGACTTCACGCGTTCCTTGTGGGCCTGCGCGGCGCGGGCGGCGGCCTCCTGCTTGGAGGCGAGTAGACCGAGCCCGATGGTGACTCCGGCTATCGCGATACCGAGCGGGCCGCCGAGCGCAGAGGTGATGCCGCCGATGGCGCGCGAGGCGACGGCGTTCGCGGCGCCGATCCCGCGCAGCGTGCCGGTCAGGCGGTTGCCCTGCTGCGAGACCCGGCTGTAGACGCCGGACATGCGTCCCCAGAGGCTGAGGTGGCCTCCGGCGGCGGTCGTGGTCCCGGCCATCGTCGTGCCGAGCCCGCGGACAGAGGTCCCCGCGGCGGCGACGGACGTGCCGAAAGACCGCAGGGCGTTCCCGACTGCGGTGACGACCTTTAGGGCGAGCATCGTGCCCAGGAGCACGGCCAGTGCGGTGTTCGCGCCGGGGACCACGCTCATCAGCGAGTTGAAGATGTTCAGCAGCCCGCTGAAGGCCACGAGGAGGACCCCGAGCCCGGACCCTGCTTCGGACACGTGCCCGATGGCCGTGGCGATGTTGGAGATTACGGATATGACCGCGGGGCCGACGTCTTTTCCCAGCGCGTTGAAGAACGTGCCGAGCGCCGGCACCAGCTCGACTCGGATCTGGCGGACCAGGTCGGTGATGCCGCCGTCCTTCATCGACCGGCCCATCCCGCGCATGAGGTCACCGAAGAGGAGGTTGACCTCGTGGAACGCGGGTTCTGCGTCGCTGAAGAAGTCCTTCATGGCCCTCTGGCCAACACCGGACTTCGCCCACCGCTCGAACCGAAGCGCGCTGCCCTCCAGGCCGTCGAGCAGCGCATTGCCGGTCTCCATGGCGGCCTTGCCGACCCCACCGAGCCCATGGATCAGGGAGCCGGTGGTGCGGCCGAGCTGAGCGGCCTTGTCTCCGGCGTGGTCCAGGAACGTGGCGAGGCTGCCGGTTTCCCGGCCCGCCTGAGCGGACGACCGGACGTACTGGGTGAACCGCTCGCCCGCCCGGCCGACCCGCTCGGTGAACGGGCCCGCGGCGACGAGGAAGTGCCCGGCCGCCACCGCCAGGTTCGACACCCCGTCGCTCATGTTGCCCATGAGCCGGGCGTTGGTCGTGGCGACCTTCTGGAAGCCCGCCTTGAACGGGCCGGACTGCATCGCCTTCGCGCCGCGCTGCGCGAGCAGTCCCATGGCGTCCGACGTGCTGGACAGGGCGCCCTTGAACAGGGGCAGGACCGCGTTGCTGAGCGGCTTGATCTCGCCCGCGATCCGTGAGAAGAAACGTTCCTGCACGGATTTGCGGACGTCCTTCCAGGCGCCGGACAGCTCCGTGACGGTGCGGACCGACTTCTGGGCGGACTTGGAGAGGTTGCCGACGGCCTGGTCGAGCTTCTGCTGTTCGGCCTTGGTCAGCTTGCTGCCGTCGGCGAGCTGCTGCTGCGCCTTCAGCGACTGTTTGAGAGCTTCCCCGAACCCGGCGAACGCGACCTTGGTGCTGATCGCGGCTGTGCCCGCCGCAGTGATCAGTCCGGGTATCGCGCCGAGGACGCCGACGGCGGGGGCGGCCGCGGAGACCAGCGCGGTCAGGCCCGCGCCGTACTGCCCGATGAGGGCGACTGCGGGCTGCAGGAGGGAGACGATCGCGCCGATGCCGAGCATCCGCAGCGAGCCGCGGCCGCCGCCGGGCAGGTTCATCCGTACCGGCACGTTGACCGGTGTCCGGTCGGCCTCGCCCTGCGCCCCGCTGATCAGGTCCCGCAGGCCGCCCAGGAGGCCGCCTCGACGGCTGCTGTCGCCGTCCCCGTCGGTGCGGACGGGGACGCGTAGGCCGGCGTCGTCGAGGCGCCGCCGTATGCCGTCGAGTTCGGCCCGGAAGCGTTCCTCGTCGACCTTGACCTTGACGGTGGAGGTGACGCCCTTGGAGGCCTCCTTGACGACGTCCTTGAGGCGCCGCCGGAGCCCCTTGCCGTCGATCTCGACCTTGATCTTCGCGGCGAGGCCCTCGGCGGCCGTCTCGACCTCCGTGCGGAGCTTCGCGGCGAAGCCCGCCAGATCGGCGATGACCGGGACGTCGAGGCGGCCGGCCTGCAGGCCCTCAGCCACGGCGGATCATTCCTCTCTGCATGGCGGCCGCGAGCATCGCGTGATGGCCGGTCATGCGGGGTGCCGCTGGCTGCGGAGCCGGATTCGGCTGCCGCGCCGGGCGGTTGGAGCGAGTCCGTCCGGGCGTCTGGGAGCGCTTGGGGCGGACGATGACGATGGGCTCCTCGCGCCGCTTCTCCGCGGCGAGTAGCCCGATCTCCTCAATGGCCAGGGCCAGCAGCTCCAGTGACGTCGTCCACCCCTGCACGGGGGCGGAGCGGACGCGGGAGTCCTCCGGCAGACCGTCGAGAAGGACGGTCAGGCGTCGGAGTCCGAGGAACCCGGGCTCGCCGGGGCGGAGCCAGACTCGTCGGGCGTCGATTCCGTGGAATCGGCTGAGGTCGGACTCGACGTCGCTCCATCGGTGTTGGAGGAGCCGGCCGACCGAAAGAGCTTTCCCAGCTCAACTCCGTAGACCCGCGCGAGGCCGGTCGTCAGGCGGACGTAGTCGCCAATGGACGGGCGGGCCTTGAGGAACTCGTCGTACTGCTCGTCGCCCAGGAGGATGGCGTACACGTCGCGTACGGCGCCCAGGAACCGGCGCGGCAGCTTGGGGCGCCGGAACAGGGCGTTGACGATCTCCCGGTACCCGGCGTCGCCGTCACCGTCGGCCGACCCCACGATCTCCATGAGGAGGCCGGTCAGGTCGAGCTCGTCGGACAGGATCGGGTCCAGGGCCTCGGCAGGCAGCTCCGCCGGGAACAGGAACTGTTCTCCGCCGAAGAGGACGGGGATGCCGTTGGGGTACTGGACCTCACGGCGCTCGGCGTCCAGGTCGATGACGAACGACATGGTGGGTGGCCTCTCGTGTGTGCGTAGCTGAGTCGCGGAGTGCGGCAGCGCGCGGACACTCGCAAGCCCGTAGGGGTTGCGTCGCGCGCTGCCGCGACGAGAGGTCAGGCGGCCACCGGGGCGAACGCCGGGTCGTCCGTGATCACGTACCAGGCGTCGGTGTCGTCGCCGCCCTGGACGGCCAGGCGCAGCGGCAGGATGGCCTCCTTCGTCTTGGCGAGGTCCTTGGACACGCCTTCCATCTGCATCGTGCGCGGGATGGGGTAGCGGTAGTGCTTGCCGCCATCGATGACCTCGATGCACGCGGCGATCTCGGTGCGCGATCCGATGCGCGGCGGCGTGAACTTGTAGTGCTTCACGCCGGTCTGCCCGGCCACGGTGATCTCACCGCCGCCGTACACGGCCTGGAAGTTCCGGCCGGACCACTGCTGCAGGTCGACCTCGATCGTCGCGGCGTCCGACGTCTGGAACGTACGGGTGGGGTAGGAGGACTGGGCGCTCTTGACTTGCTCGAAGTTGGGCTCGGAGTTGAACTTGAGGCTGTCCTCTGTGGTGAGCCCCACGGCCCACCACCCTTCGGGCATCGGCGAGGTCGCGTCGGCCGGCGCGGTGGTGCCGACCTCGGCGAGCCAGACGCGGGTGATCGACGGGATGACGATCTCGTTGTTGTTGGCGGTCTCGTTCGCCATGAAGGGCTTCTCCCTGGGGTCCGGTGATCGGGGGCACCAGAACCTTGAGGAGAGCAGGAAGCTAACGTCGCGTGCTCAGGGTCGATTTCCGCCTCGGAGTTGACCCTTCGCCTCCCGTACGGGCTGTTCGGCCTCTACCGTGATCAGGGTGTCCACAGCAGCCTCCCCGCCACCAGGCGGCCCCCCGCGCCCTGCTCTGCGGCAGCGCCTACGGGCGCGGTGGGCTGATCGGCACGCCCTGCCTCGGTTCGGCTACTGGCTACTCAGTCGAGGCACCCTACTCCTAGGGATCTCCGGGGTGCTGTACCTACTCAACGGGTTTCTGATCGGGTGGGCCGGCGCCTATGAGTTACTCATAGGGATCACCTCGCCTGCGGCTGTCCACCCTCAGTGGTGTGCGTGGCCGCTGTCGCTGGCCGGTTGGGCCGCGATCCCCGCAGTTGTGGGAGCGGCGGCGGGGTACGTCATTACCGAACAGATCCAAGCGCATCGTTCACGGGAACTACGCGACGTTATTAACGAGCTACGCCGCCTTGCCGAACGGCCCGGCCCGCCCGCGACGTCGGGGGACGACTGTTGATCTCCCTGCATGAGGTGTACGAGCGGGGCAACGAGGCCGTCAAGGGTGCAGTTCGAGCGTTCGGCGATCGTCACGGCCCAGCCTCTGCCGCGAATTCCGCCCCGGACTGGAATGGGGCAGAGAGGCATTTCACTCAGCTGATCGAGGTGATCATGGCGGCGGCCACACCTGCACAGACCGATATCAAGGGGATCATTCGCCGGGCCGAAAACGAAGCCGTCCAGCTTCTACTTGCGCTGCACACGTTGCCGGACTACCGCTGTCCCATCTGCGTCAAGAGACAAGGGCGGGAGATCCTGTGACTTCTCAGCCTACCCTGGAGGCGTGGTGACTCACGCCGAACGTGAAGCTCACGCCGCGGCCCTGCGCGGGCTGCTCTACCTCGCATGCCCCGACGCCCTCCCCTCGGCGATCGACGAAACAGCTCGGGCCATCACGGAGTGCGCAGATCAGACGCCCCTAGCCCCAGTCCCCGAAGCCGCGCACCTCACAGACCCACCCGGAGATCGCCCCGTCCCTCTGGACCTGCGGTGGGCGGACCTGAGCGGTGCGGACCTGACCCGCGCGAACCTGCATGGCGCAGACGTGCACAGCGCGAACCTGAACGGCGCGAACCTCACGCATGCGAACCTACGCAACGCGAAGCTGGGTTATGCGAGGTTGATCCGCGCGGACCTGAGCAATGCAACCCTGATCCGCGCAAACCTGCGGCACACAATCCTGAACGGCGCGAACCTGAACGGTGCGGATCTGAGCGGCGTGAAATCGACCAGGTCTGGCGAGCCCCTGGAGCGCACCTCTGTTCACATGCGCGGCGCCACACTGAGAGGCTCGAACCTGAGCCACGCGGAGCTGCGAGCCGCGGACCTGAGCGGCGCGGACCTGAGCGGCGCGGATCTGAGCGGTGCGAACCTACTCCGCGCGAACCTGGATGGCGCGAACCTGAACGGCGCGAACCTGAACGACACAGTGATGGTCCTCGCGAACCTGAAGGGCGCGGATCTGACCGCCACGGATCTGGCCCACCTTGCTCTGCGTAGCGCGAATCTGACCGGAACCCGTCTCCGACGTGCCAGGAACATGCGTCTTCCGCCGGGAGCAACTTGGGACGAGCGAACGGAATGGCCTGCCGAGTTGGAATCGGTTGTCTTCGAGCAGTCCGATGAGGTGAGCCCGGGTCTCTACCGGGTCCGCAGCGACCCGACCCTGGACCGATCAGACATCGTGCCGGTTTAGGAATGGGCCTTGACTCCAAGCCATTGACACAGCACCTCAGGGGTGGATGGTGACGAGCAGCCCGAGGATCCAGCGGGGCTGGCCGTCGACGAGCGGGGACCACAGGAGGGTGCCGGAGGGGCGGACGCCGCTGATCACGGGCTGGTCGAGCTGCTGAGGTGCTTCGGGTATCCCAGTGGCCGCGGCTGCGCACGTGAGGATGATGCGGCGCAGCTCGGCCTTGCCGGGCCAGCCGCCGGGGTCGCCGTACACCTCCAGCGTCACCTCGGGCTCGGTCGCCCAGGTGAGGGTGCGCAAGTCGCCGCCGGAGCCGTGCCCGACGAGGAGGTGGGGCCAGGGCGCTTCGGAGATCCCGGAGACGCGGCCGGGCCCGCCCAGGGCCTCGGCCACGCTCTGGTGGGCCTGCAGCCAGGCCAGGACCGCCGAGACCGGGTCGGCGTCGGCGAAGGCGTCGGCCATCAGGTGCGGGCGACGTAGCCGGAGCGGCGCAGGCGGCGCGCGTAGTCGGCCGGCACGCGGATCTTGTCGCCGGGCGCGAAGCTGGTGCCCTCGATGTTGAGGTGGTGGGACAGCTTGATCGTCTCCATCGTGGCGCCGATGTGGGTGGTGACGTTGACCGTCTTCACTTCGTCGGAGGGGGCGACCTCCGCCGCGGTGTCGGGTGCGCTCTTGGCGGTGCTCTTGGTTGTCATGCCGCGCACTGTGAGGAGCCGGAACGTCTTGTGTCGCGGCCTGTCGCAGAGGAGGTGACTACCAGTCGCCCCCCTTTCGGGGCTGCGGGTCACCTTCGGACGGCAACGGCCGCGGCAGCGCGGGCCATGAAGTGAGTTCCCTCGGCGATCAGGTTCCCGGGGTAGACCGTGCCGACTTCCGCCTCGACGACCATCGGGGCACGTACGGACACCGTCACGGTGACCTTCTTCCCGGTGATGATCGACTGCCCGGTGGTGATGTTCCGGGCGATGCCGTCCGGGTCGATGGTCGTACTGCACCGGCAGTGCTTGATATTCGCGACGGCGCGCGAGGAATGGTCCCGGGGCACTCGCATGTACGTGTTGGGGCCTACGCCGCGGTGCTTGCGGTCCCATTCCATGGAGTTGATCGTGAAGCGCAAGTTGTCCGGCACGACCTGCCCCTGCGCTTCCACGTGCGTGGGGCGCACCTTGTCGTCGGCGACGGTGACCCATCGCTTCGTGGGCGGGGCGAGCCGCTTCGCCTCGACCTCGACCTGGTGGGCGATCCGCTGCACGTGCGGGGCGATCATCCGAGCGAGCGCCGCTTCCAGGCCGGGGTTGGGGTGGAACTTCGCCATCACGGCACCTCGGGCGGATTGAGGGTGGCGGTGGCCTGGACGTAGTCGACGGCCGGGACGCCGGGCACACGGTGCACCCGGGCCGTGGTGATCGTCCACGTCATCCCGGTCTCGTCCTCCACGGTGTCGCCGGGCTCGACCGGCCACGCGGCCGGGTCCAGGCGCAGGGACCATGAACCGTCCTGCTGCTCCAGCGCGGCCCCGGGCCAGGTGCCGCGCGCCGCGGGCTTCTGGTTCGGGTCCGGTGGTATGGGGACCCCGTTGGCGTCACGCGCCCACGGGTGATCGAGGACGCGGACCGTCAGTTGCCGGTCTGCCAGGACCACCGCCATCACTGCCTCCTAGTACCAGCGGCGCGTACGGCCGGGTGAGTACGGCCACGGTGCGTGGGCCGGGCGTCCGATGGACTGGAAGGTCAGGCGACGCAGCCTCTTGAGGCTGTCGAGCGTCGGCAGGGCTCCGGCCTGCCCGGCGGTGGGCGCGGCATCGTAGGAGATGGACTGTCCTTCGGCGCTCACCGAGGTGACTCGGCGCCCGGACCCGCCTCCGCCGTCGGGGCGCTGCCGGATGCCTTCGGCGGCGTGCGCGATGACGTACCGCACGACGCCGTCCTCCTTGGCTCCGTCGAGACCGACCAGGAAGTCGACGTCGTACGTGCCATCCGGGTTGGCCCGGTAGGAGAGCACTTCGGCAACGTCGTCGAAGCGGAGACCGCCCCAGGTGTCGACGTCGTCGAGTTCGCTGGTCCAGCGCGGTGTGAGGCCGGGGATCGTCGTCACGCTGGGCACGAGCGGCCGGTTCAGGTAGATGGCGACGTCGGCCTGCGCCGTACGGATCTCCTCGGCGTACGCGGCGCGTTGAGTGTCGCTGAGGGGCAGGGGCACGCCGAGAGCGTCGGCGATCTGCTCGGGCGAGCCGACCAGGCCCTGACCGGTGGGCAGGTCCAGGCGCACCGACGTGTCGGTGACGGGCTGGGCGGACGCAGAGGGGGTGAAGGTGACCACGCCCCAGTAGCGGCCCGGTGCGACGTCGGGCAGCTCGAACCGGTACACCCCGGCCCGTACCCGGGTGGCGGTGGCGATCGTGGCGGCTGCATCGCCGTCGCGGCCCGGTGTCGAGAAAAGAGCGAGGCGGGTCACGGCGCCGCCGGCAGGGGCCGGGTCGCAGAACGCCCCGGCCCACATGGGTTTGTGGTCGTAGACCGACACCCCGTCCCTCCTTACTTGCTGTCGGCGACGACGCGGGCGGCCTGCGCGGCGAGCTGCTCACGGATGCGGGCGGCGATGCCCTCCGAGACGACGGCGCCCTTGGGCTGCAGGAGCCGGGTGACCGGGTTGCGGTGCGGGCCCAGGAAGGTGCGCTCGACCAGGCGGACGGTGCACTGGAGGGTGGAGCCGAGCGGGGTCAGCGGCACGAACACGGCGTCGACGTCGACGGGCGGCTGCCCCGTGGCGTCGTCGAGGATGACGTCGGACAGGTTCTCATCGTCCGGGATGACCTCGGTAGGGGTGACGTACAGGCGGTGCGCCGGGGGCTCGGGCGCCTCGTGGACAACCGGCGGCTCCAGCGGCGCGGCGTCCGGCGCGGCCGGGGCTGCGTTCGCCTCGGCGGTCGGCTCGGCGGTTGCGGTTGCTTCGGCGGTCGGCGCGGCCGGGACGTCCTCGGCGACTGGCTTGGCGGCGGTCTTGCGGGGGCGGGAGGCAGTGGCCATGGAAGAAGGCTCCTCAGCAGGGTCGGGTCCAATCGGGCGCACCCTGCACAGCGGGACAGCGTTGTGTCGCGTTCTCATTCCGTGCGCTCAAAGCGGCGCCTATCGTGGGTGATCCGCCTGGGGGGGCGTGAGGGCCCGGTGGAGCTGACCGCACGCTCCGCCGGGCCTTCGTCACGATCAGGAGTACGTGAAGCCGCCGCTCTTGGTGATGTTGCCCGCGTCGTCGACGAGCACGACGTTGACGGCTCCGGCCGATCCCGCCGGGGCCTTCACGGTGAGCTGGGTGGCTGACTTGATCTGCAGGCTCGTACCGGCAGTGGAGCCGAAGTTCACGGCGGAGACTCCGTCGAGCGCCGTGCCGGTGATGGTGACGAGTGTGCCGCCGGCCGCCGGGCCGGTTGCCGGGGAGGTCGTGGCGATGGTCGCCGCGGTGAACAGGCGGTCGATGACGGACTGCGGGACGACGTCCCCGGCTTCGTAGAGGAGGTGGCGGCGGGACCCCTCGGGGCGGCCGTCGCCGGGCCCGTACGGCTCGGTCTGGTAGATGTTCTCGGTGATCCGCTTCGGGGGGTCGGTGACGGCGGCCGCGGGGAACGCCGCCTTCGTGATGCGAGTGCCGTTCTCCTTGTAGAGGCCCATGGGTGCCCTTCCTCGTCGTGGTGGTCGCGGAAGGATGGGGCAGCAGGCGGGCTTGGGTCGCGCACTCCACGACGGCGGGAGGTTTGCCCAATTGGGCAAGGATGATCTTGAAATTTGCCGGGCGGGCCTATACCCCCCCCTGCCATGATGTGCACATGCGCGGCCGGGGGGCCGCCACAGGGGGGATACGTGAGAGCACCACGCCTATTGGCCTGCCTGATAACGGCGTTGCTGGCGTTCAGCGCGGCGGCCTGCAGCAATGGCAGCGGCGAGGCAAAGGGGCAGGACGCGGCCGGACTGCGCGAGAAGATTGTCGGGAAAGGTAGCGAGACTCCCGCACCAGACAGCCCAGCGCGGCAGTGTACAAAGACCGTCACCGCGGCGGTCGCCAACAAGCTGTGGATCGACAGCGGCCAAGTTGACGACGAGGCGGATCGCGTGAAGCGCCACGCCTACCAGGACAAGTTCGCCGCCGCATACCTCGGCACGCCGGAGATGGACATCTTCTTCATCGCGACGAGCAAGGCCGTCACGGCGTTCAATAACGGTTCGACCGTGACCGAGGGGGTCGCCGAGGCCACCCCGACCATTCAGGAGCGGTGCGAGACCCAGTACCCGTGACGCTTCCCCAAGATCGGTCTTGCACAATTGGGCAAGAACGATCTTGCTCGGCTACAGCAGCCGCAGGTGGTCCCAGCCGTCCGGGCCGATGCTGAACACCAGCAGGCCGGACGCCGACACCTCGCCGGAGCGCGCCGTGTACCAGTCGCTGCCGTTGTCGAGCGTGGGTGCCTGGACGTGCAGGCGTCCGTTCCCGAGCTGCATGGCCCTGAAGTGGTGGAAGTGCCCGGTGACGAGGATCGAGGCGTCCGCGACGGCCTGACGGCCGAAGCTCTGGGATCTCCACCAGTCTCCGGCCTTCTCCGGGCGCGAATACTGGTGGCCGTGCGCCAGGCCCACGGTGGTGCCGGAGATGTCGAGGCTCACGCTCTCGCGCCACTTCTCCGGCACGACGAAGGAGACGTGCCCGTACGCGTCGGTGTTGCGGGCGTAGGCGTCGGCGATCTGCGACATGACCTCGATGCCCCAGTCGTCGCTGGGCGGGCCGACGGCTTCGCGGCCGCGGCGCACCCGGCCGTGGTTCGAGCCGCACGTCGCTGCGACGACCCGCCCGAAGCGACCGGCGAGTCTGTCCAGGCCCTCGAAGGTGATCCTGCGGTGTACCCGGATCATCTCGGTCATCGACAGGTCGTTGGTCTGCGCCTGTTGGGCGGTGTTCTCGTAGTTCTCGACGCAGTCGCCGGCGTCGAGCCAGTACGCGGCGGAGGGGTCCTGCCCGATGGTCTTCAAGTCGCGTATGTGGTCGTCGAGTCGGTCGAACCGCTCGGCGACGCGCGCGACGAGTTCGGGGGTGCCGCCGCCACTGCCGACCTTCCCGGCCTGGGCGTCGGCGTAGACGACCACGAGGCTGCGTTCGGCGGTGTCCGCGGTGGTGCGCGGCTTGCGGCGGCGGCGCATCGCGTCGCGGACCAGGGCGTCGACGTCGCCCGCGGACAGCCAGGCCGGGGCGGCGGGCTCGATGACGTAACGGCAGCGCCACACGGGTCGGGTGACGGCGTCCTCGCCCTGGGCGTCGCGGTGCCAGGCGGCCGGGTCGTGCCGGGCCTCGACGAGCCGGACCTGCCATCCCTCGGGGACGACCAGGCCGAGTTCTTCGACACGGGCCCGCCAGTCGTTTTCGCTGTTGGCGGGCTTCTCGGCGGCCGGGGCGGTGACGACCATCGTGCCGCCCGGCTCGTAGCGCACCCCTGCCTCCCAGCCGCGCGGCGCCGGGACCGGAGCGCGGAGGTTCTCGCTCGGCTGCGTCTGCGCGGCGGGAGCGGGCTGCAGGAGGGATTCCAGGTCGCTGGTCAGGGTCATCGCGGGCACCGGCATCCGTTGGAGTCGCCGCGGCGGCGGTGGCGGGCCACGGTGTACGAGGTCACCTGCTGACCGTGCTGGCTGAGGACGTCGGCGATGGCGGTCGAGGTGACCGTGGGGGTGTCGAGGATGCGGCCGAGCATCGCCGCGGTGTCCTCGTCGACGGACGCCAGGACCCCGCCGACAGTGCACGGCGGGCCCTTGCGTGTGCCCGGCGCCCGGGTCAGCGCCTCCAGGTCGGCGGAGAGCCCGACGAGTTCCTTCTCGGTCACCGGCAAACTCCAAGTCAGTACGAACAGAAGTGGGGCGAACCGTACGGTCCGCCCCACTCTTACGTCGCACCCTGCTCAATCGTCCTGCGGCGCATCGTCCCTGGCTTCAACAGTTACAACGTGGGTGTACTCGGAGTACCTCTCCTGCTCCTCAGGTGTCCCGTACAAGGCGAGCAAGCTGCGGGCGTGGTCGAGCTTCGGTCCGATCTCCTGCCCTCGGGGGTGGGAGTGCGACCAGAGTTCGAGATTTCCGGAGCGGAGCCGTCCTCGCTCGTCCATGGCGAGCGGGCCGTCGGCCCGGTTGTCGTGCCTCACGCCGTTGACGTGGTGCACGGTTTCGGTGGGCAGCAGTAGACGGCCGAGGAGCCGTTCAACGACCAACCGATGTTCCCCCTTTGCTGACTTGCCGCTGCCTTGCGAGATGACGCGGTAGCCGTCGGCGTTGATGTAGCCAGCACCATTGCCTGTCCGAAACGCGTGTTCGCAGGGCTTTGAGCAGAAGCGTCCGATGGTGGATGGAGCCCGGGTGTATTGCTCGCCGCAGTGATCGCATTCGCGCGTTACCTGGCGGCTGCGGGCAGCGGCCGTCTTGCAGGGAACCGAGCAGTACCTCGCGGTCTCAGCAAGGGCTTTGATGACGTAGAAGTCGGTGCCGCATTGAAGGCATTCCTTCGTCGCGCCGGTTCTCGGCTTGGACGCCCGGTTGCGGCATTCTGCGTTGCAGAAGGTCCTCCCATTGCGCACGTCGACGGCTCGACGCACTACGTCGGCCCCGCAAGCTGCGCAGGGCAAAGTAACGAGGTTGGCGGCCTTCTGGCAGCCTCGGGAGCAGTAGACCGGGCGGCCGTCTTGCTGTGCTGTTGCCTGACGGGCGGTTCCCTTGAAGGAGAGCGCGCACCGCGCGCACTTCAACATCGGGAGTCTGGGCTTTGGGCCGGTCTTGCGGGGCTCGAGATCCCCGTTTCGTCGGATGCGCTGGTAGTGGCGGTTGCACCAGTCGAGACGCCCTATGCGGGAGTCGGAGCAGTTCGGCGCCTTGCACTTCTCGGGCTGCTGACTGCGGTCATCCGCGTTGCTCTGCGTAAGCTCACTCACGCGAGTACCTCCAGATTAGGTATCGCCATGCCCCGGGACGGTTGCCGCCGTCGCCGGGGTCCCTTGTGTCTCGACGGTAGAGATCGGCTATGTCGAGCGTCAACGAAACAACGACAACTTTCGCACGTCTGTGATCTCGAAACGAGAAGGCCGCCCCGTGGCGTGGGCGGCCTTCAAGTCGGCTTCTAGCTGCTACTTCAGCCCGTCGGCTGGGTCCACGTGCCTATGACAAACGACTCTGGACGGGGCACTTCCAAGGCGACTCGTTCATCGGCTCGCACCGTGATGAGGCCCTTCTCGAAGTTGTCGGCGTTCTCGGAGGAGACGGTGACGCTGACGGCCTCGCGGTCGTGGAGCTGGGCGCCGAGGCCGAACGCGCCGACGAGGAAGTTCTCGTCGGCCATCGCCGTGGTTTCGACGACGTTCAACCTCCAGACTTGCTTCTTCGCGCCGACCGCGATCTGCAGGGCGACGCGGAACGCGCCGGTGTCGTCCTCTTCGACCTCGACGTGCTCCCACATGGTGGGCGACAGGACGATGCCGGTCGGGTCGTACTCGGCGAGCAGGGCCTTGGTGATGCTGCGGCGGATCTGGACGCTGTACTTGTCCGTCGACAGGCCGCTGTACTGCTGGACACCCGGGGTGTTGAAGATGCCGGTGAGGGACTGGCCGTCACCGACGCTGTGCAGGAGGTCCCAGTCTTCCTGGTACTTCACGCCCTCGATCATGCGCGAGTTGATGAAGGTCTTGAGCCTGGGTTCGTCCGCGAGGATGTTCTTGTGCGCGTCGATGAGGTGCGCGATCTCGGCGACCGGGTACATCACCGGGACGAGCGACAGCTTCGAGCGCGGCGCGCGGCCCCACGTGTCGGTGTCGGCGCCGGTCGCCGGGGACGTCCCGTCGGCGGCGTAGCGCTCCTTGACCTGCTTGGCGTTGTTCGTCCAGCCGGTCTCGCGGGCGCCGTAGAGCACGGCCTGCTTGGTGCTGCTCTTGGGGAACAGGTCGCGGACGTGGAACTTGCGGAACTCGCGCTCGGAGATGCCCAGGTTCTGGGCGGAGCCGAGGGTCTGGTGGGTGACGGACCCGGCGGACAGGCTGAAGATGGACTTGCCCTCCATCTCCGCGCGGACGTACGGCCGGTCGCGGAAACCGCCCTCGGAGGCGCGCTTGAAGGCGTCGGACTCGACGAACATGTCACCGAGGCTCTTGCCCTCGGTGAACTGCTGCGGCTGCTGCCCGTAGTGCTGCCCGGCAGCGGGGGTGGCGTCGGGGGCGTCGAGGTACTGCTTGACCTCGTGCATGCCCTCCGCGTCGGCGATGAGCTGCTTGAGCTCCATCGCGTCGGCGGAGACCTTCTTGAATGCGTTGGCCTGCTCGGTGGAGACGACGAAGCCGCCGTTGTCCTCGACCTTGAAGGTCTGCGAGATCCGCTCGGCTTCGGCGGACTTCTCGGCGAGCTGGGCCTTGAGGCCCTTGATGAGGGACTTGTCCTGTGGCATTGCGGGGGTCTCTCTCCCGTGTGCTGGGGTGCGGTTGACGTGCGTCGCTCGCCCGGCCAGCACCGGGACGACCCGACAACGCGGGGCATTTGAGAGACCGGAGGGGGTTAACGTCGCGTGCTGCCGTCCCCGACGGTTCGGGGAGCGGCAGCACGCGGGCTCTGACCTGCTGTTTTGTTGTTTCGGTGGGGCGGGGCCGGAGGGTGCGGCCGCGGCCTGCGGTGCCGCTGGATCGCGGCTGTCACACCTGGATCGCGGCGAGTTGGGCCTTCACCTCGTCGGGGTCCAGGCGCACGGTGTCGTCGTCGGTGGGGGTGTCCTTGTCCGTGGCCGGCGCCTCGTCCTCGTCGTCGGGGTCCTCCAGGTCGGTGTCGGCGGCCGAGTCGTGGGGCTCGTCGTACGGGTCGTCCCACAGGTCGATGCCGTTGGCGGCCGCGGCCGAGGACGACGGGGCGGGCAGTGTCTCCGCGTCGTCGTCGACGGGCACGTCCATGCCCTTCTTGGAGAGCGCGGCGAGGAGTTCGGCGAGGGGGTCGCGGATGGGCTCCAGTTGCTCGGCGTCGTCGGCGGCCCGGACGCAGGCGGTGGCGTCGGCCAGGGCGGTTACGGCAGGCTGCACGAGTCGACTGTCGGTGGTCTCCTCCTCGTCGGCGGTGCGCGCCGGGCCCCGGTCGGGGATGACGACGGTGGTCAGTTCGACGGGTTCGGGTGTGCCGAGGGCGACTTCGGGGCCGCTCGCGTCGTACGACACGGCGTACGTAGCCTCCTCGCCGCCGTCCTGGTGCACGGAGACGATGACGCGGTCGGGGTAGGTGGCCTCCACGCACGTCCAGATGCCTGGCTCGGTGGCGAGTAGGCGGCGTACGGCGCCCGCGACGCGGTCGCGTATCTCCTCGTAGGAGGCGGGGAGCGGCTGGATCGGGGTCACGGCAACTTCTCCTGTGGTGATGCGGGCCTTCGCTTCGAGGACGGTGACGCGGGCGCTCTTGTGGTTGAGGGCGCGGCGGGTGGCGGGGTGTGCCGATTTCGCTTCGAGGACGGCGGCCCGGGCGGTCTTCGCCTCGGTGCTCGCACGCGGACCAAGATCGTTCTTGCCCAATTGTGCAAATCCGGGTGCCAGGTCGACGGTGTCAATGGCGGGGCCGGTGAGGCGTACAGGGGTGGCGTCAATGCCGCGGACGACGTGCACGGTGTCGAACGCGACGGGGATCGCGGGCACGGCGGGCACGTCGGCGGGCAGGTCGTAGCCGAGGGTGATGTGTGGGGTGTACCCGTGGTTGGTGCGCAGCGCGGAGCCCAGGGGCGATAGGGCGATGGCGTTGACGACGCGGGTGCGGAGTTCGGTCAGGCCGGGCACGTCGACGGGCACGAAAGTGGGCTCGCCGTTACCGGAGTCGGGGAAGCGGCCGATGCCGCCGATCTGCCCGGATAGCGGCTCGAAGCCGTCGAGGGCTGCGCTGACGAGGCCCGCCAGGTCGTCGGGGTGGCCGGGCAGTTGGTCGGCGTCGCCGAGGTAGGCGAGCGTGATGTGCAGATCACGGGCCGCGGTGCCGTCGGCTCGGGCGATCCGTTCAGCGACGGTCCCAGGCACGTACAGGGCCACCATGACGCCGCGGCCTGTCTGCTGTTCGGCGGCTTTCACGTCCAGGGGGCCGCTGGATGCGGTGGTCTTGTGCTCCAGCTCGACGGCGCCGGGGTCGGCCTTGACCTCCAAACTCCGCGTCATGGGGTGCGCGCCGTGGAGGACCGGGGAGACCTCGAACAAGTCGAGCTTGCGGATGACGCGGACGCCGTCGGGCCGCTTGCTGGCGCCGCTGGGCGGGACGCGGTAGCCGATGGAGAACTGTGCTTCGCCGTGCTGGTGCCACTGCAGCACCTGCTCGTACACGTCGCGGCCCTTGGACGTACGAAGGTTGAACTGGATTGTCGCGACGAGCGCCCCGGCCTCTGCCGGCCAGTTCGGGATGTCGGCGAACCGCGGGTCGCCGGGCTGCCATTCGGCGACGTCCAGGACGACGCCGATCGGCTCCTTCCACTCGTGGTGCCAGACGGTCTTGACGGGTCTGGTCGCCAGGGTGTGCGCGAAGGCTCCGGGAAGGATCAGGTCGGCGACTTCGTCGACGACACCGGTTACAGCGAAGATCGCTCGGCACACGCCCTTGCGGGGCGTGGGGGCGGACGGCACGGCGTGGAACCTCCGGCGGCGGGTGGACTGTTGGCCGCCGGGACCGTGCCGTGCCTGTCTGCTTACTGTCCTGCGCTGGCCCCTGCTGGGGGCGTAGCCGCCTCACGTGCGGTGCGCGCGGCGAGCCATCCCTGCTTCCAGTAGCGAGCGTCGAACTGCTGGGCCTGGTCGGCGCTGTACTCGTCGTAGGGGCTGCCGTCGGACGGGTCGCCCTTGGCGAAGGCGGCCTTGCCTTCGTTGAAGCGCGCCGACTGCCGCGTCCGGTCCAGGTCCACGGTCGTCTCCTAGCTCTGCGGGGCGGGCGGGAACAGGGGCGTCTGTCCGCCGTGGGCGGCTGCCGACTCCTGTCCGCTGCTGCCGTCGGCTTGACTGTGCGTGCGGGTCATCTGCGCGTCGTCGACGTCCATGGCCCAGACGTCGGGGTCGGTGTAGCGCCAGACCTGGCCGCCAGTGTCGCGCACCCATCCGGTCAGTGTGCCGTCCGGGGCCTGGTCGAGCCACGCCTCTTCCCCGGCTGCTCCCTTGTAGGCGGCGAATGCGCTGGCCGGGTCGGTCTCGTCACCCTCGTCGTACATGTCGCCGGACCACGGGCGCGCATCGTCCTGGGGGCCTGCGGCTGCCGAGTCGTCGGAGGTGTCGCCGTCCGGCATCTCCTCGTCCGCGGCCCCTTCGGTGGGAGATTCCTGCGGCGACTCGGCGGTGGGGTCGGCTGCCGGATCGGCCATCGGGTCGGCCGCGAGGTCCGCGGCCGGTTCGTCCTCGGTGGCGCCCGGCTCCGGGACATCCTCCGAGATCTCCGCTGCGGGGGCGTCCGGGTTCTGCTCGTCCTCGTTGTCGTCCCCGAACGGCTTGCGGCCTTGGGGCAGCGCCTTGATGGCAAGTCCGTATCTCATGACGTGAGCGTGACTGTTGGGCTGGCTTGTGTCCTGTCCAGGTAGCCAGATGTATCCGTGGGTTCTCGCCTCAGCCCACTGGTGACCCCTTGACCGATCGCCGCTCGTACTCGTCGGTGCTGACGGTGTTGTCACCTCAGCGCGCCGGTCGCAGCGATCGCCTCGACGGACGGCAGGCCCGTTCAGCTTTTCGGTCGTCGAATTCAGCCAAGTGCACACCTGTGGCTAGGTTGGCCACGCTCCGCGACTTTGCCGGGATGGTAATCCTCACGCATATGCGCTTTACCTGCACATCGCTGTGCGCGTCGACTCCCTGCGTGCCTGTCGGGCGGCAAGCGCTTTCTGGCCAGGCCAGCAACAAAACTAAATGGATCTGCCGATTCCGTACATACCGTTCCCCTCTGGTGAGGCCTCGGCGCCAACGAGGCCAGAGAGGAAACAGACTTCGTGATACAGAACAACCGAAAGAGATCGTGGCAAAGGTTGACCGCGATGGCGTTTTCCGCGCTGGGGGCGCTGTCCCTGCTCGCTGCCACAGTGCAAGAGTCGTCCGCCGCGCCGGTCGCGGCGCAGGTGCGCGAGACCGTGCCGAGCTCCGCCGGTCAGGCGCCCCGCCCGGCGGAGGGGGCGGGCGTGGAACTCGCAGGGCAGACCTGTGACGACGTAACGCCCAGCATGCTCAGCTCCGTTGCGCGCACCGGCGAAGACGAAATCTTCTGTCTCCGAGACGCAAAACCGGTTCCGGAAACGACGGTGAAGGCAACTACCGCGCCGCCGCAGCTCCAGAACGCGGTGGGCGCGTGCGACACCTCGCCGAACCTGTACTTCTATGACCGGTTCACCGGCTGCGTGAACACCAAGGTCAGCTACGAGGTCATCGACACCAAGACCGGCAAGGTGACCGGCACCGCGAGCTTCACCGCCATTCAAGACGTGACGCTCCTGGCGAATGATTCCATGTGGCACTCCGAGGTATCGCTGCGTCAGGACTCCGCGACCGGAACGGCTACGGGGCTCACGGCCGCCTGGCAAACCACTTGCGACTCCTCAGCTTGCACCAGCAGCGACAACGCGTGGACGGGATCCCAGCCCATCAGCGTGGGCAAGGTCCTCGATGGCGCCACGACCTTGACCTGGGCGGCCGGATCCGGGATCAATCAGCAGAAGTTCGGCTTCAAGAACACCATCACCATCAACGCGGCCGGCGCCGTGCTGATCAACCCGGCATGGTTCGCGTTCCCCCAGCAGATCCGATGCGACAACGACTTCGGGTCGGGAACCAGGATGGGCTGCGTGTTCCCGAACTACATCCCCACGCTCGACATGGCCATCACGCACGCTGGTCACGCAAACGTCGCCTGGTCGATGAACAACCTCATCGACAAATGGGGCTGGCAGGGCAAGGGGCAGCCCCTCACTCGGGAGAAGAATACGACGATCCGGGACCAGAACCGCGCGAAGATTTGCGAGGACGGCACCTGGAAGGCGATGCCGGACGTGGTGCCGACCGACTCCTGCGACGAATTCGCGTTCGCGGCCACCAATCAGAGCGGCGGCCAGCTCCAGCTCACCGGAAAGGACTGCGCCCAGATCCGGCCCGCCAAGGAGAACGGCCAGTGGGTCGTCTACTACTACGGCTCGGTTACCAGCAAGCGCTGCACGATCGGGCATGTCCCGCTGGCCGAGAACGTATCTGTGGGCGGCTCCCTGTCGACCTTCTACCAGGGGCAACGTGTCCTCGATGACGAGAAGTTCTGGTTGTACGTGCACTAGTTCTTCAGTGTTGTGCCGCCACGGTCTCGGTGGCGGCACAGCCGCGTGCTCAGCCCTCGTCGTACGGAGAAGGTCCCTCAGACCCACGGTAGAGAGCAGGCATCCGACCGGCAAACAGGACATCGTCCGATACCAGCAGAGGGATTTCGACGCCGGTGATCTCGAAGCAGAGCGCTCGTCCGCGCTCGTCCACGCCTACCTCGGCGTCGAAACAACCAGCGCGCTCCATGGGCGCAAGCAAGCGATCCGGTTCCTCACCATGTCGACGCTGGGGAGCCATTAGCTCGGCCCCGGTCAACTTCCGCCCGTTCTCCCAGTACTCGAAGACACACAACGCGCCCATGCTCGCGTAGCAGATCACGCTGGACTGAGCCGATGCCCGGCGAAGTCGCGCGTCATTCAACGGCGAGCCGCTGAGGGGAACTAGGCAGTAGGCCCAATCACTTGAGGTCCCGGCGAAGGCGGCGCTCCACACGTCGTGCTCATCCATGCCCTGGTAGAGGAGCGCGTCGAACTCTTCAGTGTCGTCAATCTGCTCGATGCTCGCTCCATCACACCCAAGCTGCAGCAAGAGGGACTGTGCATCAGGCTCGCTGGAGAAGACCAGGCAATATGCCAGCCACTCGTCCGTAATCCACTGGTTCGCTCCAGCCACGACGGTCGTTCTCCTCGCCGAGAAAGTGTGTTCTCGAACCATAGTGCGGTGGCCGCCCTTGCGGCCAACATCGTCCGCTGCCTCTGAAGTGGCATCATCTGCCAGCGGAATAGGACAACTTGGGCCCTCACGTCACGTGGATGACGTCGGTGTGCCGGTGCAGCACGGCGAGAACGGACTTCTCATCATCTGCGGATACCCGCTTCATCGGGCCCGTGGGGGCGAGCGGAATCAGTTCGCCTGTATGGAGCGCGACGAGGGCGGCCACGCGGGCGGAGCCGACGACCGGCCGGTCCGCGCCCCTGGCAACCTGCACCTGGTAGGCGGACCCGTCGGCGAACCGGCCGGTCACGGTGTACTGCATCTGCGTCTCCTTCATCGGGTGGCCATCAGGCCGAGGAGGAAGGCACGCATGTCGTCGTCCTCGAACCAGTCGCCGTTGAACATGGCCTGCAGCGATCGGGCGAGGCTGTCACCTCTGTCCGGCTGTGTCTGCCGCTGGTCGAACAGGTGGGACAGGCTCGTCGCGTCGGGGCGGCGGGCGCCGGGGCGGCCGGAGTGGGTGCGGGTGAACCACCAGGCGCGCTGTGCGGCGTCCAGGTCGGGCATTGTCGCGGCCAGGTGCTGGCCCAGGGCGTGCGCGGCCGTGCCGAGTCCGTCGTCGCCGAGGTCGGCGACCGTGGCGCGGCGCGTGGCGGGCTCGTAGCGGCCGCTGTCGCCCTCCACGGCGGTCAGGCGGCGACCGGCCCGGTTGGCGAGCCACGCGCGCGGGATGGCCTGCTGCACGTCCCGTATGGCCCGCTCGGCGTCCGGGGAGCCGCCGGGGCCGAAGACGATCCCTGCGGTGCCCTGGGGGCCGAGGTCGCGGACGTCGGCGAGGGTCGCGGCGACCGCGTCGGGGATCGCGGCCGCGTACCGGGTGCGCAGGTCCTCCCACTCGCGGCGGGCGGTCGCGGCCTCCGCGCGGGCGGCCTCGATCTCCACCTCGATCTCCGGGTCCGGGATTGTGCCGGCCGGGTGGGCGGCCTGCAGGTTGACCAGTCGTCGCTCCGCCGTGGCCAGGTAGTCATCGGCGTGGCGCAGGGTGCCGTGCGGGTCGCCGCCGAAGTCGTGACCCAGGGCGTCTGCCAGACGGCGCGTCACGTCCTGGTCGATGTCCGTACCGGCGGCGCGGAGCGCGGCCAGGTGCCGCAGACCGGTGAGGCCGGGGCCGCCGTCTGCGGCCTGGTCCGGCGCCCAGCGGATGCGGTCGCTGCGCCCGGGCAGGCGTCCGGCGGCGAGCTGTGCCCACGTGGTGGGCTGCCACCAGGTGACGCGGCGCTGTGCCTGACCGAACCGGCCGGTCTCCGGGAGGAGTTCCGCCCAGTGCGCGATGCGGGCGGACAGCGTCTCGCCGTCCGTCTGCGGCAGGTGGAGGGCGCGGTGCAGCCGGGACATACGGCGGGACTCCGGCCAGTCCCCGATGCGGCGGACGACGCGGGCAAGGAACGCACGCAGCTTGGCCAGGCGCTCTCGGGCGTCGCGCCACTTCTCGGCGATCTTCTCGGCAGCGGCCTTGAGGAGCAGGCCGAGACGCTTGGCGAGTCGGACGAGCGCGGCGATGATCCGGGCGAGGAGGCCGGGCTGGCGTCCCGCGGCGGGGTTGTTGGCGGCGACGCGGCGGGCGATCCGGCGGGCGGTGGCCGGCCGGGTGCCGTCCATGTGTCCCATGAGGTTGCGGACGATCGCTTCGGCGTCGCCCGGGTCGACGCCTGCGGCCTGGAGCTGCTGCAGGAGTGCGTTCACCGCGTCGTCGGCGTGCCCGGCGACCGCACGGGTCACGTCGCCGTCCCCGTCACGCTGCGGCGCGTTGCCCGCGATGTGGTCGGGGATGAGCTGGAGCAGGTCCCGGGCTCGGGCGGCGAGTTCCTCGTCGCTCTCCCCGGGCAGCGGCTCCAGGTCGTTGATGGTGCGCAGTGCGGCGCGCACCGTCGCGACTTGGGCCTCGTCCCGCTTCTGCCGCAGGGCCCGCTTCGCGGCGTCCCGGTCGGCGCCGGTGATTTCGGCGGCGTCGAGCGCGTCGAGGGCCTCCTGCCGGGCGCTGTTGCGGGCGTCGCGCAGCGCCTCGGGGGTGAGGCGCTGGGCGATCTGCTCGCGCAGGGCGTGGATGTCCCCGGCGGGGTCGGTGCCCTGGATCGCGTTGTCGATGATGCGGGTGGCGACGGTGCGGGCGTGCCCGTCGACGAGCTGGTCGGCGACGCTCTGCGGGGTCGGGTTGGGGTCGCGGCCGTCGGGCGTGCCGGTCGGCGGTAGGGCCGGGGTGGGCCGGTTCCGCTCGTACACGTTGACGTCCCGCCCGTTGTGCAGGCCGAAGTCATGCACGTTGCCGTCGTCGTCGATACCGGTGAGCTGCATCCACCAGCCGTTGCGGCGTGGCTCGGCGATGATCGTCAGTCGGCGGTGCCCGTTGAACGCGTATCCGGCGCGGGAGGTGGGGGCGTCGATGACGTCCCCGACCTTGAGGCTGCCCGGGCGGACTTGTGTGACCGGCATCGTCGGCGCGGCCGGAGCCTGTGGGGCGTCCGGGGCGTCGTCGGCGTCGGGTGCGGCCGGGGCCTGCGGGGCGGGCTCGGGGAGCTGCCACACGGGCATCGCGCCGTGCACGATCCTCCGCTTCCACTGCTTGTCCTCGTCCTCCAGGAGGAGGCTGCGTACGCCGCCCGGGCCCTCTTCGACGTCGATGACGCGGAAGACGCGGATCTCGTCGCCGCGGCGCTCGTCGGGCATCGCGATGACGTCGCCCTCGCCGATCTGTGCGGCGTTGGAGGGGCGCGGGTGGTCGAAGCCGTCCACGGCCGGGGGCTGTCCGGCGGCCTGGTCGAGGTGCGTGGCGGCGCGCAGCGCGGCTCGCCCTTCCAGGGTTGCCGGGTCGGCGTTCGCGCGGAGCTGGGCGGCGAGCGCGGCGGCCTGGGGTGCGGTGACTGGCAGGTCCTCGTTGATGCGGGCGGCGGCCTGCTGGGCGTCCGGGTCGTCTTCGGGGCCCTGGCCGTTGTCGGCGATGGCGTCCCGGTCGCCCGGCGTCAGGTCGGGGGTGATGGTGGGCTCGTCGACGGGGTCGATCGGCTGCACCGGCTCCTGGACCGTCATGTCGTCGGCCGGGGCCGGGGCGTCCTCGGGGCCGAGTTCCGGCGCCTTGCCGTCAGCGCCCTCGGCCTTGTGCACGACCGCGGAGCTGTCCATGTCGATGCCGCCCACGAGACCGGTGGTCGTGTCGACGTACTCGAAGGTGGTGCGGTCACCGTCGCGGGTGACGTCCAGGATCTCGACCGTCGTCGGGGTTCCGTCGATGTCCAGTACGACGACGTCGCCCTTGGCGATCTGGCCGGCGGTCTGGTCGCTGATGCCGGTGACGGGTTCGGTCTGCGGGGTCTCGTCACGGACTTCGCCGACGACGCGCAGCCGTGAGGCGTCGTGGGTCTGCGGGCCGGTTCCGGTGGAGATGGTGACGCGGTCGCCGTCGACCTCGTCGACCGCGCCGAGGGTGCCGTTCTCGTTGGCGACGAGCGAGCCGGGCCGGATGCGCTGGCCGGTGGCCGTCCACCCGGCGGGCCGCAGGTCGGTGGTGTCGTCGGCGGTGAGGGAGGCGGGCGCGATCCCGTTGTCGGTGTCGCCGTCGGCCCAGCGGATGGACACGGTCGTGTCGGTGACGCCGGTGACGGTGCCCTGGCGGTCGCCGCTGCCGGTGACGTTGGTGCCGGGGAACAGGCCGCGGCCGCGGGTGTCCGTGGCGATGCGGTCGGGCAGGTTGCCGTCGATGACGGCGCCCTGTGCTCCGGTGGGCAGCGTGGTGGGCGCGTCGGTGTCCGGTGCTTCGGCGCGCGCGGCCGACGCGTTGAGCGGCGTGTAGACGACACCGCGGTCACCGCTGCGGCCGTCGGGGCTCTCGCTGATTGTTGTGCGCAGCATGTCCTCGGTGCGGCCCCGGCGGGTCACGGACACGGTCTCGGGCGCGGTGAGGACGTACCCGGCGCGGGTGACGGCGCGGCCGCGGCGGGTGGTGCCGTCGATGCGGGCCATGTCGCCCTGCTGGAGGTCGCCGACGGCGGCCCAGTGGGCGGGCTGTCCGCCGATGGGCTCCGGCTCGGGCCGTGTCTCCGGCTCGGCCACCTGCGGGGTGGGCTCGTCTTGGTCGGCGGCCGGCTCCGGGGTGGGCGCGGGCGTGTCCGTCTGCGGGGCGGCCGTGTCCGGCTGCCCGGACGGGCCCGGGCGGGTGCGCTGCTCGTCGTCGGGCAGCTCGTCGGGGCGCGGCTTGCGCCGGACGACGCCGAGCGCGGGGCGGACTTCGCGGGTCGGCCGGGTCTGCCCGTCCGGGGCGGTCTGCATGCCGCGGGCGCGGTAGCTGTCGTGGTCCTGCGAGCCGAGGGCCTGGATGCCGACCGGGGCGTGCCGGTACCGGTCGCCTTCGGTGATGGTGGCGCGGTTGGTGCCGATGGGGTTTGGGCCCGGCTGGAAGCCGTCGGGGCGGATGACGGTGGGGTGGGTGACTTCGTCGCCGGGCTGCAGGTCGTTGGGGTCGGCGACGACCGTGTACCCGTCGGCTTCCTGCTGCCGGTGCCATTCGTCGGCCTGCTGACGCCACGCTTCACGCTCGCGGGCGCGGTCTTGCGAGTAACCCCACTGGCCTTCGTTGGGGGCGTGCTCGGTCAGAACGCGGGTGATGGTGTCCGCGAGGGTCTCGCCGTTCGGGCCGCGGAAGGCGCGGGCGCGCTCTGCCGCGTCCGGCGCGTCCCACGGGAACGGCTGTCCCTCGGCGTCGCGGACGTGCTCCACCAGGGCGTTCGCGGCCCTCAGTGCCTGCTTCTGGGTGCCGAAGCCCTCCAGGTTGTCGTGGACGACCGGGAGCATGTTGCCCGGGGCGGCGATGCGGAAGCGGCGGTTGTACTCGGCGCCGTTGCGGGCGGCGTCGTTGGGGTAGATGAGCAGGCGGCCGCCCTTGGACAGGCGGGTGTTCTTGTCGTCGGCGATGGCCTGGAGTTCTTCCGCGTTGGGGGCGTCGGTGCGCTGTACGCCGCTGGTGCCCTGCTCGTCGAGCTGCCCGGCACGCAGGTGGTCGCGTACGGCGTCCAGGTTGGCGAACCGGGGCGCGTTCGGGTCCCGCTCGCCTTCGTCGGCCTGGGGCGCGGCGTCCGGTGCGGCGGCGTTCGCGGCCTGCTGCTTCTGCTGCTCCGCGTACTCGTGCTGCTCGATGCGCTTCTGGTGGCGGCGCTGCTGCTTGAACTGGTTGTAGGTGATGCGGCCGCCGTTGTTGTCGTACCACTCGATCAACTCTTCGCTGGCGTACTGCTTCCAGCGGCCGAACCGGGACAGGGTGCCGCCGGAGAACAGGTCACGCTCGTCGACGGGCGGCAGGCTCCGGCTGTTGCGGGAGAAGAAGTAGCCGTTGGTCGCATCGATCGCAGCGGAGTAGCGGGCCTCGTCGAAGTCCTGGAACTCCCGCTGCATCCGCTCCTCTTCGGTCTGCGGGCGGCGGGTGACGTCGGCGTCGCCGAAGCCGAGGGCGGCGTCCATGGCCTTGCCGCGGGCCTCGACCTCTGCGGCGCTGGCCGCGGGGGTGGCGGGGATGGCGTCGCGGACACGCTGGTCGACGGCGTCACGCCGGTCCATCTCGGCGACGGCACGCTCCTGGTCCTCGGGGGACAGTCCGCGGCCCCAGGCGGCGGCGAGTTCGTCGTCGCTCAGGGCGGTCAGGTCGTCCGGCAGGGCTTCGGGCTGCGGGGCGGTGGGGGCCTGCGGCTCCGTGTCCTGGTCGCTGTCGCCCTGGAACAGGTCGCGGGTCGAGCGCAGGGCCTTGGGCAGGGGGCGGCCGTCGGAGTCGCGCCACTGGTCGAGCGTGTCCGCGGACAGGGGCTCGTTCCAGTCGATGGCGTGCCCGTTGGCGTCGGGGGTCAGCTCGAACAGGTCGGCGAGCTCGCGGGCCTGCTCGCTGTCGCGGGCGGTGAGCGTGATGTTGCCGAAGCGGCCGCCGTTGCGGGCCTGCGCGAACTGCCAGGTGCGCATGCCGTCAGGGGTGTCTCCGGGGTCGTCGGTCCAGGTGATCAGGCCGCCGCCCGTGGACAGGGTGAGGGTGGGGTTGTCGGCGAGGGCGGCAAGGAAGGCGCGCCGCGCGGGCGTGTTCTCGTCGTTGGTCAGCCGGTCGCCGTTGCGCCACGACTGGCGCAGCTCGTCCATGCTCCGGATCGGCTTGCGGTGGCCGTCGCGGTCACCGCCGGTGCGTCCGTCGCCGCGCTCTCCGCCGTCTCCGTCGCCGCTGGGGGCTTCGTTGTTCAGGTCGGGGAGGTGGGGCAGGTCGAGGCCGGGCATGCCCGGGCCGCCGGGTCCGCCGGGGCCACCGTTGTCTCCACCACGGCGGCGACGACGGCGCCGGCGCTTCCGGTCGTCCTCGTCCTCCTCGTTGTCGGGCTCGTCCGCGTCGGGCTCGTCGGTGTCGGCGCCCGGCGCGTTGCCCTGCTCGCCGTCGTTGTTTCCGTCCTGGGCGTCGCTGGCGCCTTCGCCTTGGCCGCCGTCCGCGTCCGGGGTCTGCGGGCCTCCGTCGGCCCCTTCGGGGGCTTCGTCGGGTGCCGCACCGTCGGCGTCCAGGTCGCGGCCGCGGCGTCCGTCGTCGTCTCGCTGCTCGTCGTCCTGGTTCTCCTGCTCCTCGCGGTCGCCTTCGGTGTCGTCGTTCTGGACGTCCGGGGCGCCCGGCTCGTTGTCCTGGTCGTTGTCGTCGCCGAGCTGCGGGGCCGCCTCGTTGTCGTCGTCGTTGACGTCCTCGTCGGGGTGGCGGAGGCGGAGCTCGGCGTCGCGGCTGTAGAACCGCTCCTCGCCGTCCTCGGTGACGATGCGGACGCGGCCGCGGCCGGTCATCTTCGGCGGCTCGGCCACGGTGTGCGTGCGGCCCTCCGCGTCGATGTACCGGTCGCCCTCGGCGAGTTCGGCGGGGTTGCGCATGTCCACGGGGCGTAGACGGCTGGTGTCACGGCCTTCGTGGTCGGCGAACATGTCGGGCGTGCCGAACTCGTCGTCGGGCTGGTCCAGGGGGTTGTTCGGGTCGACGACCTGCGGAGCCTGCTCCGGTTCGTCGACGTCGAACAGGCCGCCCTCGGGCTCGGCCGGGGCGGGCTTCTTCGGCTCCGCCTTCGGCGTACGTCCGGCGCGGCGGTCCTTCTCCGCTTCCAGGACTGCCATGCGGGTGCGGTCGGCGCCGGTCAGCTCGCCGTCGGCCATCTCCCGCTCCATCAGGGAGACGATCTCGTCGGCGATCTCCTGGTCGGACATGGCGGTCGGCGCCTTGACGCCTTCGGGGCGGATCGCGTCGAGCTGCTGGGCGACGTCGTCCTGGTCGAGGGTGAGCGTGCCGCCGTCTTCCTCGCCGTCCGTGGCGCCGTCGGTTTCGTTCTCGCCCCCGTCGTCCGCCGCCGCTGTGTTCGGGGCGTCGGCCGGCGGCTCGTCGCTGCCGCCGTCCTGGGACCCGTCGGCCTGCGGCGTCTGCTCCTCGTCCTTGTTCGGCTTCGCCGGGGCGGCCGGGGTCACGTTGTCGTCGACGGGGTTCGGCTGAATCCCTGCGAGGGTGTCGTTCACCTCGTCCTGGGTGAGGTGGACCGTGTCCTCATCGTCGACGTTCGCCTCCGCGTCGGCGGGGGTGGCGGGCGGCTCCTGCTCCTCGTCCAAGTCCCCGCCGTCGGGGGCGGCTTCACCGGTCGTGGCGTCGCCGGGGCGGATCTCGTCGAGGGTCTGGGCGACCTCATCGGCGGAGAGCTGCACACGGTCCTGGTCGCCGTTCTCGTCCCAGTCCTGCTGCGGCTTCTCGGCGCGCTCGGGGGCGGGGAACTTCTCGTCGAACTGCTCCAGGCGCAGCTTGGCGGCGCCGACCGCGGCCTGCAGCGGGATGCGCTCCTCGCGACGATCGGCCACGATCTTGGCGCGCTCACTGGGCTTGAGCTTCTTGTCGAGTTCGCTCTCGTCGATCTCGGGCAGCTTGTCGAGGTCGGCGATCTTGCCGACGACGTCGTCGAGGAGGTTCGCGCGGGCCCGGGCGTGCTGGATCTGCGGCGTGAGGTCTGCGCTCGCCTGGGCGGTCTGCAGCAGGGCTATCTCTTCGTCGAGGCCGGGCAGGCTGTCGCGGTCGGCTGCCTGCAGATCCGGGGCCTTCTGCAGGGCGTTCTCCAGGCGGGTGATCATGCCCGCGCCGACGCCCTTCTTCTTCAGGTCCTCCGGGGTGCGCTCGAAGTCGCTGCGGGCCAGGTCACGGAAGCCGACGTGGGCGACGAGCGTGCCGTCGGCCCGGCGCTCGGTGCGCACTTCGACGTCCAGGCCGCCGAACATGCCGATGACTTTGCTGTCGCCCATGCCGTCGCGGTTGTGCTCCAGCAGTGCGGTGGCGACCTGCCGGTGCAGCGCCTTGCCGGCGTCCCCGCGGTCCCGGTACGGCAAGCCGCCCATGGTCATGGTGAAGTTGCCGCGCACATCCTGGATACGGGGCATTACCTCCTCGCGTAGCGCGATGGCTTCGCGGGTGGCCTTGAGGCGGTGCTGCAGCTCGGTGAGGGTTTCGGCGCGGCGGACGCGTTCGGCGGCCTCGTTGTGCTGGTCGATCTCCAGGTCGCGGAGGCTGCGGCGGGCCTTCATGAGCTGGCTCATGTAGGGGTTGCCGCCGATCTCGGCTTCCATCGTTTCGTAGTCGGGGTAGTCGACGTCGAGTTCGGTGACGGTGTCGCGGGTGTCGCTGTCGGCCATCTCCGGGCGCTGGATGTCGACCAGGCCCTCGGCCTTGGACGCGACGAATCCCGCCTTCCAGCCGTCCAGGGAGCCCTTGGTGGCGAAGATGTCGATCTCGACTTCGGCGTTCTGGTTGCCGTAGCGCAGGACGCGGCCGTTGCGCTGCTCCATCTGCGCGGCGCCCCAGTCGAGGTCAACGTGCGTGAGGCTGACCATGCGGTTCTGCGCGTTCATACCGGTACCGGCGACGCTGCTGGAACCGATGAGGACGGCTATCTCGCCGTCGCGGGCCTTGCGGAACAGCTCCGCGACCTCTTCGGGCTTGCCCTTCTTCTTGACGTCCTGGACGAACGCGATCTTCTCGGCAGGGATGCCGCCCGCAACCATCTGCCGCTTGAGTTCGGCGTACGCGTCGAAGCCGCCCTTGTTGTCGCCGCCGGGCACACCCTCGTTCAGGAAGACCATCTGCAGGGCGCCGGTCACCGGGTGGTCCTCGTCGCTGCCGTAGTACGTCTTGTAGACGCGGTCCTTGTGCTGGTGGTAGCGCTCAACGTGCTTGTCGGCGACGGCCTTGAGCTTGTTGCCCGCCGGGGCCTTCGGGTCGATGAGCCGCGGGTCCAGGGCCACAGAGGTGCCCTCGTTGGACACCGTGAGCATGTTGTCGTCGACCATCGCCCCCTTGCGGTTGCGGATCGCCTTCGGCTTGCCCTCGTGGATGGCACGGCCGCGGCCGACGAGCCCCTTCAAACGGGCCGTCTGGTCCTTGGTCGCGCCGACCAGGATCAGGTTCGGGCCGCCGCCCTTCACCTTGGGGCGCGGGATACCGACGTCGTCGGCACGCTTGGTGTCGGCGACCAGGCCCCACATCGTCTTCATGGCGCGCCGGTTGTGGAACTCGGAGAACCGCTCCACAATCCGCAGGCCGGAGCCGTCGGGCGCGTTCTCCACGCGCAGCGTCTTGCGGCCGAACGTGGCGGCCCACAGGTCCGGGGCGCCCGCGTTGTACGAGTCGAGAATCCACGGGGCGGCCAGGGCGAGCATTGTGTACTGCTCGGTGATCGAGTTGGACAGCGGCGTGCCGGTGGCCAGGGTGACCGTGGCGCGCTCCCCGCGCCGGGTGTGGAGGTCGGTCAGCTTCTGGTGCAGGTCGATGCCGCGGATCGTGGCCGGGTCGCCGCCGCCCTCCTTGGAGCGGAAACCGACGCCCTTGTAGCGGTGCGCCTCATCGATGACGGCGTAGTCGAAACCGAGGTCGTCCCAGTACGTTTCGCCCGGGGTGCGCATCGGCGCGGCGTTCTTGCTGATGCGGTTCTGGACCGTCGCGATGCGCTGCTCGATCTTCGCGACGATGAACGGGTGGTCCGGGTTGCTGGCGTCCTCGTACTGCCGGTCGAGCTGCTCGCGCAGCGCCTCCAGCTCGCGGAACTCGTAATCGTCCTGAGCCTCGGGGCTCATCTTGATCGAGCCGAACGCGGGCTCGGTGAAGATGACCAGGTCGGCCTTGTTGGCGCGCAGCCACTCCAAGGTGGCGTCGCGGCGGCCGTCGGCCAGGTCCGCCGAGGTGATCAGGTGGACGTCGGCGTTCGGGTACAGGAAGCGGGCTTCGTCGTACCACTGCTGTGCGAGGTGGTCGGGGACGACCGCGAACGGCTTCTCGATCTGCCCGGACGACTTGAGGGCCTGGGTGCCCATGACGAGCGTGCCCGTCTTGCCCAGACCGACTTCGTGGGCGAGGACGACGGACCGTTCGAACTGCATGCGGGCGGCGCCGGAGAGCTGCCAGGCGTGCGGGGTGCGGTCGGGCGTGAGGCCGTCCAGGGACGGGCTCATGCCGTCGTACGAACGGACGACGTGCCCGTTCATGATCCCGTTGTAGGCGTTGGTGAGCGTGGTGAGCCGCTCGCTGTCCGCGGTGGCGTACTTGGCGAACTCCGACCGCATCTGGTCGGCCTTCTGCCGCACCAGGCGGGACGTCTCCTCGTCGACGTCCTTCTGCTTGTCGTCGCGGTAAACGGTCAGCGAGCCGTTACCGAGGAGCGCGCGGGCGATCTCGACGGCGGCGCGGCCCTTGGTGCCCTTCTTCGGGTCGGCGGCGACGCCGTACAGGACGTTGTTGGCCTGCGGGACTTTGCCGGTGTGGAGGATCCACCCGTACCGCTCGTCGTGGGCGACATGGAGGGTCTTGTCGCCGAGGTACTCGCGCAGGAAGCCCTGCACCAGCGCGGGCGGTGTCCAGTGCGCGCCCATCTCCGGCGTGAACTCGCCGATGGTCCGCTCGGGCGGCTGCACTGCTTCGAGCGCGGCCACGTTGACCTGGAAGGCGGGGTCACGCTCGGCGGCCTTGCGGGCGGCTGCGAGCTTGTTGCGCACCGCGCCGGACAGGTAGGCGCCGGCCAGCTCGAGACGGCCCGTCGCCGGGTCGGTGAAGACCTCGTTGCCCAGGGCCTGGAGGGCGGCGTCCGGGGTGGTGTTGAGCAGGCGGGCGATCTCGCGGAGGTCGACGCGGCCGTGCGCGGCGACGACGGCGGACAGCGCCGTCTTGGGGTCGTCGGTCGACTCCAGCGGCTGGCGGCGGGCGGCCGCGCGCTCGGTGAAGACGCGGGAGAGGACCGGTTCGCCCTTCTCGGCGTCCCACCGCTCCAGCGCGAGGACCGATCCGGCGTCGGGGTCGAAGCGGAAGTATCCGAACGCGGTCGGGGTGCGCTCCTCCTTGCCCTCCGGTGTCGTGCCGGTCTTCCGCGTGCGGGTCTGGCCGGGCTTGGAAAGGGGGCCGAACTTGCTGACGTACGCGGTGTGGAGGTCGCCGAGCTGGGCGCGGAGCTTCTCGGCGCGCCCGTCCTCGGCGTTCTTCCGGTCCAGGGTGCGCAGTTCAGCGGCGACGTCGCGGAGCTGCATGAGGGCACGCAGCTGGTCTGTGCGGCCGTCGGAGGGCTGCACCGGGACGGGGTTGCCGCCGTTGACGTGCTGGTAGAGCTGGCCGTCGTCGCCCTCGTACAGGCGGCCCGTCCAGTCGTTGGCGTGCTTCTCGCGGGCGGTCTGCAGCACGACGCGCGGCCGGTCGTCGCCGTCGGGGTGCGGCTCGTAGCCGTTGCCGTCGGCGGTGGCCTTCTCTGCGATCTGCTTGAGGGCGTCACGGAGCTGCTCGGCGGCCTTGCCCGGGTTGCCCTTGACGGTCAGGCGCGGCCCGTACGGCGACGACTCCACGGCCAGGTCGCCGAGGACGTGCTCGGGGTGCTCGGTGAAGTAGGTGTTGACGTTCTCGCGGTGGCTGCCGATCTTCCGCTCGGGGGCGTTGATCCACGACTGGTCACCGGGCTCGTCGCCGTCGGCGCGGCGGCGCAGCACGAGGACGTCGGTGACGACGTTGGTGCCGGCGTCGTTGAAGACACCGGCGGGCAGGCGTACGGCGCCGACCAGGTCGCCGTACTGGGCGATCTTCTGGCGGGCCTTGGTGCCCTTGGAGTCGAGGGTGTGCCGGGAGGTGATCAGGAGGGTGATGCCGCCCGGGCGGGTGAGCGCCAACTCCTTGGTGATGAACCCGTTGTGCAGGGACTCGGCCGGGTACCGCTTGTCGCCGAAGGGGACGGACGCGAACGGGACGTTACCGATGGCGACATCGAACGTGCCCGGCTCGGCGTCGGTCTCCGCGAAGTTCTCGTTGAGGACGTTGGCGTCGGGGTAGATGGCCTGCGCGATGCGCGCGGTCGTCGGGTCCAGCTCGATGCCGGTGAGGTGGGCGCCCTCCGGGGACACCCCGAAGAAGGTTCCTGCGCCGGAGCCTGCCTCCAGGACCTCGCCGCGCTCGAAGCCGAACGCCTTGAGGCCGTCCCACATCGCCTCGGCGATGGGCTGCGGCGTGTAGTGCATCGACATGGTGCCGCGCGATGCCTGCCGCCACTCCACGGGTGTCAGCTCGTCGCTGAGCATGGTGCGCAGCTCGCGGTACTCCGCCCAACGGGCGTGGTCCTGCTCGTACTTGCCGTGCCGGGCGCCGCCCTGCTGGTAGCGCGGCTCCTTTTCCTGCGGCTCGGCCGCGAACATGATCGGGACCGAGCCCCACCCGGTCCAGCGGGCGAGGGTGCGCTTCTCCTTGTCGTTGGCCGGGCGCTGCTCGCGCTCCAGCCGCTTCATGACGCGGATCGCCTCGACGTTCGCCGCGGCGCGCTGCACCGGGCCCTTCGTCGCGGCGTCGGCCGGGTTCGGCCGGAACCGCGGCGCTACATGTCGTACACCGAGTCGCGCAGCGCCTGCAGATCCCGCATCTCCGGCGTCAGCTCCGGCGCCTGATCGGTCTCCGGCTCCGGCTCCGGCAGCAGCTCCCGCAGCACCTGATCCGTTGCCGTCGCCCTGATCTGCCTGATCTGTCCGGCGCGGTCCTCGTACTCCGTCGCCGCCGGCACGGTCGTCTCCAGTGCCTCCTCGGCCACCAGAATCGCCGTCTCGATCTCCCTGCCCTTGTTCAGGAAGAACTTCTCCGGGTCGGCCATCTCCGCCAGTTCCTTCGGCCGGTACTTCGTCCAGTGGTCCCTGGCCACCTGGCTGTAGACGCTCACCGTCAGCCCCTTCGTCGTCGTTTGCGAGCGCGGCACGCAGGGCTGCCTGCTGCGCTTCCATGTCTGCGCGGGAGATGACCTTGAGGTCGTCGTCGCCGCCATCCTTGCGTACGGTCTCCCGCTTCGCGCCGATGGTGTGCAGCGCAGCGTTGATGGAGGCCAGTCGGCTGCGGGCCTTGGAGCGGTCCGAGGAGTCCAGCTCGCGGTCGGTGGACCGCAGCATCATCTCCCGGGACATCTCTTCGGAGACCCGCTGCAGTTCGGCGAGGAGGCCCTCGGGGATCTCCAGCCGGGCGCCCTTGCCGGACTTCCCGGTCAGCGGGTTCGTGCCGTCCGACCAGCCGTACTTGTGGCTGGCGAACAGGCTGTAGAGGGTCTGCCGCTCCTTGCTCGCCGTGGTGAAGGAGTCCGCGCGCCGGTTGCTCTGGTACAGCTCAAAGAACATCTTCGGCACCCACACCGCGCGCGGTGTGCCGTACAGGCGCTGCGGCTCGGTGTCCGGGTCTCCGTCGTACGCGTCGACGATCGCGGCCAGGGCCTCGGGCAGCGTGGGGTACGCGCCCAGACGCGAACCGCTGCGGCCCTTGCTGGCGTTCCATCCGGCCTTGTAGCCGTACTGGTCGGCGCTGTCGACGGCGTGGTAGGTGATCGAGCCGTATCGGGAGCCGTCGACATGAACGGCTTCGGTGTAGGTGCTGGTCGGGCTCGCGTTGGTCTCTGCGCGGCGGACCTTCGCCTCGCGGCCCTTCATGGCCCGCCGGTTCTGCTCGTCGAAGACCGCCTTCACGCGCTCGTCGAGAGCCTCGCGGGACACACCGTGGACCGTGCTTCGGTCCTTGTTGAGGGCCAGGAATTCCTTGTTCAGGGCCTCGTCGTCCATGCCAGCCACGTCGGGCCGGTTGCGATACTTGTCGGCCTTGCGGTTTTCCTTTTCCGCGTACACCGCTCTGTTGCGGGCCTTGAGCGGGCGCTGCTCCTCTGCCGTCAACCGCGGCATGTTGATCGGCAGGCCGACGAACTCGCGACTCAGCTCGTCATCCGTGAGGTCTTGGACGGGCTTGCGCTGCTCGATGTTGCGGATCTTGCGGAGCTGCTGTGTCCGCTCGGCGGTCTCCAGGCGGCTCCCGAGGTCGTTGTAGAGGTCGCGATCTGGGGCGAGGTCGTCTTCACTGCGACCGGGGCCCATCGTCGGGTTGTGGGCGGCCCGGGCGGCGTTCAGGCGCTTGATGTGCGCGGAGAGGTCCTCGTCGGACAGGTCCTCGGGCGCGTCGGTGCCGTTGAGGGACTCTGTGGTGCGGCGGCGCCGGTCCTCGTACAGGGCGCGCTCGTCGTCGTTGAGCGCCTCGCCGCGACGGTTGCCGTACGTGCCGCGCTCGCGCTCGGAAGCACGGATCGCGTCGCGGAGCTCGCTGTCGCCCATCGCCGCGGCCCGCTCCTGTGGGGACTGTGCGGGCTCCGGCGCCTGCGGCTCGCTGGAGTCATTCGTGCCCGGCTTGTTGGCGTCGTCCTGAGTGGCGCGGCGGCGCTCGATCTCCGCCTCGATCTTCTGCAGCGCGGCCCGCGCCCGCTGCTCGCGCTGCGGCTTCCCCGCCTGCTTGGCGGCCTGCACGTGGAGCTGCAGGTTCTCGCGGTGCCCCTCCAGGTCCGCCTCGGACATGGCGCGGAGCTTCTTGGTGTCCTCGTCGAGCTGCTGGGCCGGGTTGCGCGTCTCGCCCTGTGGGGTGGCGTCCTCGTCGACGACGCGGACGTTGCGGCCCTGGCGGGCGAACTCGGCGAGGATGTCCGCGGTCTTGCGGTCGCGGGTCTCCGGCTTCCATGTGCCGGTGGTGACGCGCGCGCTCTGCATGCCCGACCACGGCAGCTTGCCGCCGGCGCCGACGGCCTTGTCGTCCTTGGCGTCGTTCTTGATCGTGCCGCGGATCGCGATGATCCGCTTGCCCTTGTGGGTCGTCCACGCCACGGTCACGTGGTCGGCCTTGGACGGGTCGACGGTGGCCAGGTGGTGGCGGGCGATGATTTGGTCGGCGTTGGTGAGCTGGTTGGCGATGGGGATGTAGACGCCGTCGACTCGGGCGTGACGCTCCTCGTAGCTGCCTTCCACGCGGCCGATGAGCGTGCCGTCCGGGCCGTACACGGTGACGTTGCCCTGGTTCCAGGCAGACCAGTAGCCGTCTACACCGTCCACGGGTTCGGCGTCCGCGGGCACCCCAGCGGGCCGACCGTTCGCTTCGGTGTCCGTCTGCGGCTGCTCGGGGGCGCCCGTCTCCCCGCTCTGGGTGAAGCCCGCGCGTGCGTACTCCGGGATGTCAGCGTCGTCCGCGGGGCGCTGCGGGGTGGGGGCGGCCGGGGCGGTAGCCGCAGGCGCCGGAGTCCGCTGCTGGTCGTTGCCCGGGCGGGAGGCGCGGAAGTCCTGTATGGCGCGGGTGATGGCCGCTCCGGCGTCCTCGCTCTTGGTGGAGCGCCAACCGGCAAGGACAGTGGCGAGGTTGGGGTCGGAGAAGTCGATCGGCTCGTTGAGCTCGCCCGGCATGATGTGGCCGTTGCGGACGTTCGCGTGGATGGCGGCGGCCGCGGCTTCGGCTTCCCGGCGGGTGGCGAAGTCGCCGTCGAGGTAGGCGCCGGTACCGCTCGCGGTCAGGTACCAGAGGCCGTTGGAGTCGTCGCGGGTGGTGACGAGACCGCCGTCGAGGACGACCTGGAGGTCCTCGTCACCGGCCAGGCGGCGCAGTGCGGTCGCGTTCGCGCCGGGCTGCTGGGCGAGGGCCAGGAAGTGTTGGCGTACCGCCGCGGTGTCCTTGAAGCGGGAGCTGCCGGCGCCCTGCCGGTTCGGCAGTGCGGTGATGTCGACGTCGTGGTCGCCGTCTTCGGGTTCGTCCTGGTCGTCGCCGTCGTCGGGGCCGTCTCCGTCGTCGTCGCCGATGGCGTTGCCCTCGTCGTCGGCGTTGTGCGGGTTGTCGGAGGTGTCGGGGTCGCCGCTGTCGTCGCGGGACAGGCCCAGGCCGCGCCGGTCGTCGGCGTCGCGGCGGGCGTCCTCCTCCTCGACCTTCTGCTGGTTCTTGGTGGGGGCGCTGCCGTCGGGGCGGGCGACCATGGTGACCCAGCGGGCGCTGGTGCTGTGCCTGCGGCCGGTGTAGGTGCCGTCCGGGGCCTGGTCCTGGACGAGGATGCGGTCGCGGGGCAGTGCGCGAACGACGCGGGCGAGGTTGCCCGCCCAGAGGCGGGCGATGCCGCCGGTTTCGATGAACCGTCCCTTGCTGTCGCGCGGGTGCAGGGAGGGGTTCCACGGCCTGCGGGAAACCTTGAGTTCGAGTCCGCGACTCAGGTCCTGCGACTCAGCCTGTGCAGTGGGGCGATTCACCATGCGCGGAGGGTGGGGCGCCGGGGTGTTTAGCGTCGCGCGCTGCTCAGGGGTGCGGGACGAGATCCCCGACCAAGATCATTCTTGCCCAATTGCGCAAGCCGGGTCCTCAAGATCGTTTTTGCACAATTGGGCAAGTCCCGTGCCGTGCGGTCACATGGTCTCGGTGAGGATGTGGATCAAGAACCATGCGCTGAACCCCGACCAGCCGACGGCGAACACGGCGCGGCCCGCCTTCGAGGTGCGGGTGTGGAACAGGCGCCGGAAGTTCTCCGACAGGGTGTCTCCCTCACGCCGGTTGACGAGCGCGATCGTCTCGAACGCGCCGAACAAGCAGGACCAGACGATCCAGATGGCAGCCCACATCAGGGGTTCTCCAGGGCGGTGAGGCCGGTGCGGTAGTGCAGTCGGCAGCGGCAGTTGATGGTGAGGTCGATCGGGGCGAACGGGTCGCCGGGGTAGCGCAGACTGGCCCCGCCGACGGTGTAGGGCGCACCGGCGGGCAGCGTCTGGCCGTTCAGGGCCTTGTGCGCGGGCCGTACGCGGTCGTCTCCGCGGGTGATCCAGGTGCGGACGACTGCGGGCCCGGCGTCCTCCGCGGCTGTCTCTGCGGCGCCGTTGATGGTCGCGACGGCGCACGTCTCGGCCATCCGCTCCACCAGGCGGGGCCCCTCGGTGCGGTAGAAGAACTCCACGGCGTTCTCAAGGGTGCTGAGGACCGGTGAGCCGTGCTGCACATCGAGTAGGTGCCCGGCCAGGTCATTCAGCAGCGCGGTCATGGCTTCGCCTGCGTGCCACGAGATGACGTGCGCGGCGAGAACGGCCGTGGCCGGGGGGACGGCGTCTGCGCCGGTGAGGGACTGGCGCACCTTGCGGGCGGTCGCCATGGCGGCCTGGTGAAGGATCGGGGCCAGGGTCTGGTGGGTCTCCTCGGCCCAACGGGCGGAGGAGACCACGCGGTCCGGATCGAGGTCGGCGTCGACGTGCCGGGTGTCGTCGTCGTTCTCGGGCGTCCAGTACCGCGTGTTCTTGCGGATCTTCGGGGCGCGGAGCCGGGCGAGGATGACTCCCTCCTGCCGCGCGAGGAGCGCGGTCAGAACTGCGGCCACGGCCATGGACAGGCCGTCAAAGTCGTCGTCGGTGACCTCGTAGCCGTCGCCCTGGTCTGCCGGGTGGGCCTTGCGTTCCACGCGGGCGGCCTCCACGTCTGCGGCCGCGTTGCCCGGGCCGGGCACGCTGGTGGGGGTGGTGCGCGCGGCGGCGACGTCGTCAGCGGCGTCGCCGGGCAGGGTGAGCGGCATGTTGGCGCGCGCCTGGTCGACGACGGCGGCCGCGCTGTCCCCGCCCGGGCCGACCGCGGCCTCCGGTGCGGTACCGCGCGCGGCTGCCACGTCGGCGGCCGCGCTGGCGCTCTGGTCCTGGCCGCGGGCTGCGGCGACGTCTGCGGCCGCGGTGCCCGGCTGCTCGCCTCCGGCCGGGGCGAGGGCGGGCGGCTGCCCTCCAGGGGCGCCGGGCATGGCGCCCGCGGAGGGGTCCTGGGCGACGCCGAGCGCGGCCGCGTCCTGCTCGTTGGCGGGTACGGGCGCCTTCTGCGGGCTGATCCACAGTGCGCGCGTGTGGGGGACGTCGAACGGGTCCCGTCCGGCGATCTCCCGGTACTCGTCCACGGTGATCAGTCCGGCGTTCCACTCCTCGCGGGCCTCTTGGCGGCGCTGGCGGCGCGGGAACTCCAGGGCCTCGACGCCGGAGGTGTTGAACCGCAGCTTCCATCCGTCGTCGAGGTCCAGGTCGAACGAGGTCGCGATGAGGGACAGGTGCGGCAGCATGGTGTGGGACCAGAAGTTCCACTCTTCGCGGTCGGCGTTCGCGTACGTCCGCTCGCTCGCGTTGCCGACGATGCTCTCCGGGACGCCGAACGCCGAGAGGATCTCGTCCTTTGCGGTCTTCGACAGCGTCTCGTAGTTCATGTCGCGCGGCCGCGTGCTGGTGTCGACGTAGTTGAGTCCGCCGGGCCCGCTGCCGACCACGACGGTTTCACCAGCCTGCGCGGCGCCGGGTGCCAGGCGCTGCTGAATGCGGTCAATCTCGCGCTGGTCGAGTCCGTCGACGTCGATGCCAACGATCCCGGAGGGCCGCGCGTCGTTGTCTATGAAAGCGATGTTGTACGTGCGCGCCTTGACGTCCAGGTCGACGGAGAGGCCGGCAGCTTCCAGCGGGGTCACGCCACAGAACGGGTCGGTGGGGTGCGGGTCGCGGATCCAGATGACGCGGCTCGGGTCGAGCTCGCGGACTCGTCCGTCGTACGTGGTGAACTCGAAGTGAGAGACGTAGTCGCCGTGCGGGTCCGGGATCGGCTGGACCCGGTCGGGCGGCAGCAGGTCGAGGCGGGTGATGGTGCCCGCACGGGTGCGGGTGATCTCGACGAACGCACCCTTCTTCGACAGCAGGAGCTGCGCGGCGAGCCGCTTCTTGAAGACGCTGGCGCGCTCGAGAGGGTTCGACTTCACGTTGAGGACGTGCAGCAGTGGGTGGTCGGTGAGAGTCTCCGCGAACTGGCGGGAGTCGCCGCCGCGGCCGATCTCGATGTCGAGTGCGGCGGGGTGCTTGGAGATCGCCTCAACGGCCTTGAACGTCCAGACCGACCGCTCGTATCCCTCCTGAATGACGCGGTCCAGATCCCAGCCTGCGGCCCGGTTCTCGGTGCCCCACACGGTGGTGGTGCCCGCGTAGCTCATGGAGACGTACGAGTTGCCGATCGCCCCGGCGGACTTCTCCTCCACGGGCGGGGTGACGGACGGCGGCACGAACAGGCGGCGCAGCCCCGGGAAGAGTTGGCGGGGCATCAGGCTCCCTCACTGGCCAGCCATATGCCCGTCACCGCGATGGCCGTGCCGATTTCGGCCCAACCAAGGAGCGGGAAGTACATGAAGGTGAGGGCGACGGCGGAGGCGTTGGCGACCGCGGTGCTGGCCAGGGACAGGAGGAGCGGCCCGCGGTTTTTGGGTGGCCCCACCAGGCGGTAGGAGACGAGCGTTCCCGCCGCGGCCGCGGTGACGCCGAGTACGAGGTGGACGGCGCCCAGGACGACGAGCACGACGAGGACGCCGACGGTCGTCAGCAGGAGTCCGGCGATCTCACGGGCGATGCGTCGAGGCGAGGGTGTCTCAGGCGGTGTGCTCACGGCGCGCACGATGGGTGCGCGGCCCGCTTAGTGTCGCGTCCTCGCGGGTGGGGGCTACCGGGGGCGGCTGACGCCGGACATGTAGGCGCCGATTCCGCGCCGCTGGATCGTGCCGCCGGGGATGATGCGCGAGTTCGGGGGCGGGGTCGGGCCGGGCTTGCGCTTGGCCCGCTTGGTCTGGTCGCCGCCGATGAGGTGGGTGTTGTCGACCTTCGCGGCGCAGTCGTCGCCGCGTACCTCGTCGTAGGGGCGGCGGCATCCCTTGCAGTAGACCTCCAGGGCGTCCACGCGCTGCCCGGCGGTCGTCTTGAAGGAGCCCCGGAAGTCGGCGATGGACGCGATGCGAGGCTCGACCTGGATCTCGGCGGCGACGACCCACGTGTGGGACAGGTCCGGCTTCGGCTCGGCCTCGGTGGCCGGCTCGGACTCGTCCGGAGCATTGGGCAGGGGCGGCGACGGCGGCTGCTCCGCCGTCGCCTCTGCTTCCTCCACCTTCACTGAGGGCTTGGGCACGGCGCACGACTGGAAGAGGGACTCCTGCCAGAAAGCGTGGCCCTCCGCCGATGCGATAGAAGCCAAAGCGGTCGTCACCCGAATCCTCCATGCCTGCCTGGTGGCGGGGGTTGACGCAAGATCAACCCCCTGTCACAGCACGGAACGCGGATGGGTGGCTTTCTGTTACAACTCGTCTAGCTCGGCCTGAACCAAGGCCCGCGCTTCCTCTCCGTAGAGCGCATCGCGCTTGAGCACTGCGAAAGCTCTGCTGTAGATCGCGACTTGCTCGTCATCAGTGATCGTTGGTGTGTCTCCGTAGTTCTCGATCTCGACGCGTGCGCCGTCGAAGAGGCTGAACGAGTTGCCGGGGTAGATGCCGAGCTGGGCTCGCTCGGGAATCACGCCCAGCGTGAGCCCTGGGAGGCCGAACGAGTGCAGAATGCGTGCGAGTTGCCCGCGCATGGTTTGGACCCCGCCGACGTTACGGCGCAGCGCGGACTCGCCGAGCAGTACGTGATAGGTGCGACCGTCCTGGCCGATGAGTTCCGCCCGAGCTGTCCGGGCGGCAACTCCGGCTTCGATGTCATCGGGAAAGCCGTGGAAGTCGACGACGAGCTTCAGCATGGCGCGTACGTAGTCTGGCGTCTGCAGATTGCCCCAGACGATGTTCTGGCAGTAGTGCTGGGAGTCCGTTGTGCTGCGAACGAGGTCGAGGAAGGCTTCTTGAGTGGGGCCCATTCCTTCTCTGTGGAGTTCGGACCAGGCTTTCGTGGGCTTCGGCAT